TGTGCGCCGAAGAACAACTCGACCATCAGCATCGAGATGCCAATGAAGCCACGCTTTCCGCCAGAAGGAGTCTGGCGGTGCTTGTTGTCGAAGTAGGTCATCAGAGCTTCTTCCTCTTGATGAAATGAACCGGAGCGTTCTTGATCACCTCGTCGGCGTTGTGAACGTCGGTGAACAGTTCCGGCATCGACGCGATGTCTAGCGCCACTTCATTAGGTTCGAAGCTGAGTTCGAACACGAAGTCGCCGAGCGCCGCTTCACCTTCGCCTTCGAAGATGGTTGCCTCGTGCGTGCCAGCCGGCTCGATGGACACAGCCTGATCGAGGTAGTCTCCGAGCGGATCATCGTGCCCGGGACCGTTGATGTAGTCGCGATCCCAATGGGACAGACCAGCATCCTGAACCTTCAGGTAATGCCGGCGCGGGATAAGCAGGGCGTGGAAGTTGATGGCCTTGGTGGTCCATAGCACCTTCGGCTCGTGCGGATTGATACGCAGCTCGGTGGGGATGGCAAGGTCTTCGAACAGGAGCTGGTTGATCTCGCGCAGGAAGCCACTGTTGCGGTGAACGATCAGACGGCCTTCCGGGACGTCGAGAGCGCCGGCTAGGAGCCCAGCCATGAAAGCGGAATAGGTCCTGTGATAGGTCATGTTGTGGAGGAAGGACCAATCAGGCTCCGACGCGCGCGCGATGATGCGATTACCCCACGTCGAGGTGATGGGAAACTCGGCGTCCGCAAGGCGATTGATGATTATGTTGATCACCTTACCGGACAGCGTAGCTATGTCGCGCACCACGTTGATGGTGAGTGACGGCGGGCGACCGGCGCGCATTTCCAAGGCGTTGCGGATCGGTTGCTCAACCGTCTCGAAATATCGCGTCAGGAAGGCGTGAAGCTGCTCAAGTTCCCACTCGCGGTGCTTGGGAAAATAGATCGCGGCGGCGTGGGTTGGGTGCGTCGGTAGGATTCCGGTGCTAACTACCAGCCCGGCAATATACCAATAGCGCGGGTCCGATGCGTCGAAGGTATCGGAGATAGGCCCGGTGAATAGCATGGGCTTCAGCGCTGGAACGGCGCGGTTTGGGCGAATTACCGGAGAGCCGTCGACCTTCTTCAAGGCGAACAGGCTCTCTGGCGTGAGGACAATCTGGCGTCCGCCCTTGGTGGTCAGTCGCACCATCTCCAGCGGTTCTGGTAGGATGGTGGCGTTCAGCAGCGGAGACAGCCTGAGTGGATCGATGCCATCTACGGATATAATCGGGTGCATTCGGGTATCCCTCGTTGATGTCAGGATACCTAGCAGCACCCGATTATGATGTCAAGCAGGCTATCAAGCCTACTTAATAGGACACGCTCCGGTGGAGCACGCGGTCAGTTCCGTGAGCCCGTCCTGCTCGGTGTCGTCGGACAGGTCAATCGGCAGCAACTGCGCTACGTAGCGACGATAGTGGTCCTCGCTGATGGCTTCCTGCGGAAGATAACGGAAGCCAAGGTCCGCCGCCGTCTTGGTCGGATCGACACGGTGCATGAACGACACGCCGATGTAGTTGTCCCAATTGTGGTAGAGCCAATCGACGATGCCAGCGATCTCGCTTTCGTCGAAGCTGATCGTGATCGAGCAATTGTGCTGGACCCAATTGCGCATGAGGCGCGCATAGCGCTCCAACTGATCGATTGCCGATTCCGTCGAGACCTCGGCGACCTCGCCATTCGACAGCGTGACCTTCTTGTAGATCGACGACGCGGGATAGGCTACCGGCAGCGCGATCACCACCGACTCTGATTGCGTCGGATGGTCGAACACGGTGTAGTTCGCCGCGCGCGCCTTCTCCACCAGCGGGTCGTGGCGCGAGAAGTTGACGTTGTTCAGCAGGAAGCGCGTCGGCGAAGCGTGCGCGCCTTCCTGGACTTCGTCGCCTTCCTCGCCAAGCACCTTGGAGCCGGTGCCGGACGGCTGCACCTGCGTCACGAGCGCCGGGCGATTCTGGCCAAGCTCGTCAGCCATGGAGTTCGCGCCGTCGATAGCGACAGCCTTCAGGATGCTCTGCTTGTCGTCGTCGAATTCCAGGTCGGAGCCGACGATGCCGGTCGGTGATACGCCACACAGGCGTAGCAGCCGGTTATTGTCGTCCCACTGGAGCTGGAGCACGCCATCGCGCATCGACACGAGCGTCTGGCGGTAGTTCGCGCGCGCCATGATGCGGGTGGCGCGAGCCAGCCCTTCAAAGTTGCCGTTGAAGCGCGACCAGACGACCTGGACGAGGTTGCAGAAGCCATTGGACGGCAGCCTGATCTCTCCGCAGGGGTTGGTGCCCTCTACCCATGGCGCGCCACGCCGGGCGGCTTGGAGGTTGTAGAGGCCCGGCTCACCACCCTTCAGGACGTTGCGCAGGAGACGGTTCAGCTTTTCCTTCGACGGACGATGATTGAAGCCAATCGAGTTGTTCGATTGCTCACGCCAGCTACCGGCGATGACGTTGCCTTCCGCGTCGCGATTCTTGGCGGTGATGAATTCTTCCAGGTCCGGCGAGTTGTCTTCAAGCAGCCAAATCTGGGCTGAGCGACGCGACGACAACACGGTGCCGAGGGCGTTGACGGAGTCGCCGATGTCGATGGAGGTGAGAACCTGCCCAGCGCGCTTGTTGAGCACGTCGGTGATCACCTTCAGACCGCCCGGCTGCTTCGGATTGGTGCCGGCGAACGGCAGCCAGCCAGACGAAATCCAACCATAGCCACGCAGGCGCAGCCCAGCGGGACGGAGTTGCGTCAGGTCTAAGACCAAGCGCTTCGCGCGATACTTACTGGCGAACAGCTTGCCGACGCCCTTGGCCCAGCCCTTGGCGGAGTCGCCGAAGCGGATCGTCCAGGTCTCGCCGTCGAAGGTCTCGATGGTCTTCTCTCGACCGCCGCGCGTGGTGCGCGTGGACGGGATGATCTCGATTTCCATCTGCTGGGCGAAGCCAGTCAGGAGCCCTGGCTTGGGCTTGAAGCCGACGCCGCAGCCCTGGAGCAGCAGCCAGAAGATGTCCACCATGTCGGCGGGAATCCGCACGTCGGTGAACGAACAGTTGAACGCCGACGCCGAGCGTTCCTTGATCACGTCGGTGCCAGCCATCCACTTGACGCGACCGGACAGCGACGCCTTGCGATTGGTGATCAGCGCGCGCAGCTCGTCGAGTTCGGAGTTCTCGACGGTGTCGAGCCGGATGTTCTTGCGATACTGATTGAAATAGTCGCCCGCGAGCGGACCATTGCCGGCGGCGACCGCCTCCTCGGCGAGGACCTTCAGATACTTGAATTTAGCCTTCTTGGCGTTCACCCAGAGATAGCGCTGATGCTCAATCTGGCGGTCGAGCGCCATTTCCGGCGTCTCGAAATGTAGCCCCTCGTCATCGATGGGGCGAAGGTAGGTGCGGCGCTCGATAAGCTTGGCGCGCAGCGATTGGGCATTCATTCAACTTGTCTCCTGGGCACGGAAAGGCGTTCGCTGAATCGGGGCTCAGCGCTGGGAAGGTCTATTTTGAAGAGTCGAGGTTTGGAATTCTAACTCGTTTGGTTAACGATGTCAAGAATTCTGACGCTGCGGATCAAAATTAGGGGTCGTCTGGAATGACCAACCCAGCCGCCCTGGCGAGCGTGTCGATCCTCACCGGGCGACCATCCAGGAGGTAGCCGCGATAGTCCTCGGAAAGTCGCTTGCCGAGGATCACGCGAGCCTTCTCAATGAGCGTCAGGCCGTCGTCTTCACCAATCGCACGGCGTTGTTCGGTCCTGCTGCGGGCGCGGACATGCGCTTGTCGAGGCTCAGACGTCGCCTTGATGTCATGGTGTTGAATCCAGCGCTTCACGCGCGACAACGACACCTTGTAATAGGCAGCGATCTCGTCGCGGTTCTTGCCGCCGTCGCGCAGCGCTTCCAGCTCTTCCTTCGGAGGCGGTTCGATCTTAACCCTGCGCGTCATTATTTGATCCCGCGTCAAGCCGAGAAGAGCGCATAAGGGTCGGACCCATGTCGACGCCAAATTTCTCGCTGATGGTCCTGTTCAAGGTTCCATCGTTGAAGAGCGCATAGGCGGCAGCAGCGGACAGAGCCGCCGCCGACACCGTGGCGAACCCGGGATTCAACTCGTCGGTGACGAGCGTCGCGCCCAGGATGGTCTTGCCGTCGTCGGTCTCGTGAAGTTGAAAGACGACGGATGCTTCGAAAAGCAGCTTCATTACAGAATGGCCTCCTCGATGGCTTCGTTTGGCATGATGGCGCGAAATTGTCGCCAACCATGATAGTTCTTGGTGATTGCTGGCACACACATCTTGTGCTTCAACGGGAAGGCGACGTGCTCCATCGGCGAGGCGTGCAGCGGATCGCTCGCGAGCTTCTTGAAGGTCGCGTGATCCTGGGCAAGCGTCGGGATCGAGTCGGTGTCGAACGTCTTGTAGGAGAGCCGGCAACAGCGCGCGACCGACATCATGATCAGCGTGCGCACTTCTGGACTCATCAGGAACGGCTTACTAGCCGAGTGCGACGGATATGCCGAAGGAATTTCGGCGGGACCATCAAAGCCACGATCAATGACGTGATCTCGCACCGTGTCCCAATCATATCCGGTGATGTATGGCAGGTGCCATCCAGCGCACGGGTCATCTGCCGACCGCGAAATGAAGTCTGCCTTTTCGAAAGCGTCCTTCATCTGCGCGGCAAGTTCGCGGAATTCCGGCAGCGCGTCCTTGTGGTCGCGCAGCTTGAAGAAGTTCGCCCAGCGCGTCGAAGAAACCAGCGTCTTGGTCATCAGCCACGGCTCAAGCAAGCGATTGACGTATTGCTTCGACGCACCAACGCTGTTCAAGCGTTCCGCCTGCTTGATGTTGAACTCCATCGTCTCCAACCACACCGCTTCGCAGAAAGCGGCGTCGTCGTCCGTCATGACTTCGGTCGCGGTCATTCCTGGCTGGTTCTTCAGCCATTGCAGCGGCGAGTGATGATTGGCGCGCATCGCGTCGACCATGCGCTGGAACGGAACGGCGCGGCTCGATTGTCCGTTGCGGCTGAAGACGCGATGCGTGTTGAATTCCGCCAGCGCGACGCGGGGATATTCCAGCTCCATCGTGGCGAGCTTGACGCCGCTCTCCTGACCGATGGAGGCGGCGATCACCTTGACGTTAATTTCCATAGCGGGAATTCCTCAAAGGTTAGAATTATCAACAGCCTCAGACAAAATGAGAGCGGTTGAGTGCAGATCGGCGATGGTCCCGAAGTTGAAAATCTCACCATCGACGTCGAGCGTGTCGACGAGGGTCTCGGACGGATGGTCGGAGAAGCCGTTAGGCGGAGCCTTTCCGACGACGCGGAACACCTTACCGCCGAGGCCGTGGATGAAATCCACCTCGTGCGGGAAGCGACAATCGGTGATGATCACGCCGTGCGCGCCGCCGCGCGCCATGTTCTTGAGACGAGAGTCGGTGATGCCGGTCCACAGATTGGTGGTCATCATGTCGCGCCATTCGGTGCCGAGGCTTTGCATGGCGAAGCGAGGCGTCTTGCCGCCAAGGAACGGGTATTGCAATTCCTTGGAATCGCCTTCGATCATGTTCTCGATCTGCGTCGGAGAGCAGCCGGCGTCGCGAAACAATGAGCGCAGCATGTTCTTCAGCGGGTCGGCGAACTTGACCAGATTGAACTGACCTTCGTTCTCGATAAGCAGCGGATGGGCGAAGGTGTCTTTCCCCGCGCCCTTACGTCCTGCGATGGCAATCAGCTTCATGTCAGTTCTCCAGACGCTGGCATTTCCAGCCTTTATATTGAGATTGTTTACCGGCTGCTACTAGCCACATGGTTCCACGATGTAATCCTTGTTCTTTACAGAAACGTCCTAGATTGTTGATCAGGTATTCCATTCCATCTGGATCAACAACCTTGATGCTTGCTGACTTGTCTCTGTATTTAACGTCAGATCGTTGTAGGCAGTTGCTTGAAGCGCTTACCCATTCGAGGTTATCTGACCAATTATCGGTCTTTACTTCATTCTTGTGATTTACCTCTTCATTTTCCAGTGGCTTCCGGATGAATTCATAGGCAACAATAACGTGGACTGAATGAGCCTTTCGAAACCCATCCTTGTATAAGTGAACCTGAACGTAACCGTCGTCAGTCACCCAAGTCTTCAAGATGATGCTTTTTCTGCGGAATTTCTTTGGGAGAGACTTGACTCTCCCAAAGTTTGAGACCTCATAAAGGCCGACGTATCCGCTTACGGCTTTCCAAACCTCACCGTCCATTGTCGGTAACCACCGTGAGGGTTTCAGACGCGCGGGTGATGCAGGTGTAGAGCCACTCTTTTTCCTGCTCACGGAACACCGACGACTCGTCATGAACGCACACGTCACGCCACTGAGAGCCTTGCGACTTATGTCCCGTGATGACGTATCCCCAATCGATCAGGTGACATTCCTTGTCGCCCATGGCATTGATCACCGAACCCTTCGAAGCGGTCCACGTTTTCGCTCCAAGGTAGTTCTCTTCAAGAATTCCCTGGATCGCGGTGAGCGCGTAGGGCATCTTATCTTCGTCAGTTGCATAGATGCGACAGGTGACATCGCCGGAATGCAGCTCTCCGGTGTCGCTGGTGATCATCAGCATCGTGCCGTTGACGAGGTTCGGATGCTTCTGGCTGTTGCGCGTGACGATCATTACCTCGCCAACGCTTGGTCCAGCAGCGTAGAGCCCACAGGCTTCACGCAGCTTACGCGTCATGCGATGACGAGTAGCGTTCTTGCCGACGATGATTTGCACATCGCGGTTCTGATCGAACGTCACGTCGTCTTCGTTACGCCGCAGAACGCGTAAGGCACCTCCTCCGTGAGAACCATATTGCAGAGACCTCCCTTCACGGACGTCCTTGCTAGCGCGAATGATCGGGCTTTCCAGTGCCTGACGGTGAATTTCGGTAAGGCGGTTGTCTGGCTCACGGATCATGAACCCTGGAGTATCACCGACCGGTTGAAGCTGACCTGAATCGCCGATTGCAAGGATTGGCGTGCCGAACGAAAGTAGGTCGTCGGCGATATGCTCACCGACCATCGACGCTTCGTCGACCACGACGAGCTGGACTCCGCGCACGGCTGGTGCCGCAGGGTCCAATTGAAACGATGGAGCATGTCGGTCGTAAGCGCGGTCCAAATCCTTGTAAAGGATTTTCAGGTGACGCCCGAGTTCAATCTTCTCCGCCGGACCAACGGTCTCGATCAGTTCCTTGATCTGCTTGATCTGCGATTCGATGGCGACATGCTTGAGACCCTTCGGCTTGTAAATCGCCCTGTGGATCGTGGTCGCCTGCTTGTTGATGCCTTGGTCACGCAGTTTCGCGGTCATGACCTTGGCGGCTTTACCGGTCGGCGCGAGGAACGCCACGTCGGTCTCAACCTTCAACCCACAAGCTTCAATGAAGAAAGGTAGGATGGTGGACTTGCCGGTGCCGGCGAAGCCTTCTTGCAGCCAAAATGGTGCGATGTCGTCGGTGCCAGCTCGCTTGAACGGCGAGGCGACCTCCTCATGCCATTTTTGAAAACCGCGCACGGCGGATTCTTGTTGTGGGCTCAGAGTGACCACAGCCGGTGTCCTTCAGGAATGTCGGGAGAAGGGACCTTCCCGAAGGAAGGTCCCGTTGGTGATCGCGTCGGGAACGATCAGAGGCTGCGGCGGCGCGGGCCGGCGGCGGGCGGCGTCGTTGCCTTCGGAGGAGCCGCCGGCTGCTTCTGGGGCGGCGGAGGAGCGGGCTGCTCGACCTGCGCCTCTTCCTGGCCCTCATAATCCCCGGCGTCATCGCCGCCTTCGCCGCCGCCCTGCTGATAGTCGCCAGCGTTCTCGCCGAACTGAGCGAGCAACGTGTTCTCGTCGAGCCACTCGATGATTTCGAGCTTCGGCGCGTATTTCTTGCCCCACTTCTTGTTCTTCGGAATGAACGAAGAAGTGTCGAGCGCGACGATGGGCAACTCGCCCGGGTGGTTCTTGTAGTCGCGCCCATACGCCTTGAGAAGCGTGCCCAGGCCGCGAATCGCCGACGCCGAAGTGACCTTGAAGATGAATTCCTTGCCGGTCTCGATGTCGCGGAAGTTCACCGCCACCTGCTCGGACCAACCGTCCTTGCGCTCATCGTTCACGACGTAAGGGCCGTGATCAGTCAGCTCGGACTTTTCCGGAGGACGACCGTCGATGACAGACACCATGATCTCCTCGACCACGGCCTCGTCCTTCCAGCAAACCCAACCGCGCCGGAACGAGTTCATGTCCACCGCCAGCTTGGTGCCGAGCGCAAGCTCCTCGGCGTCCTGGCCATAGGTGTATTCACCCGAGTTGCCATTCAGCTTGAGGTAAACCCCGTTCGAACCGCCAAGCTCCTCGCCAGCCTGGGCGAAGGGATCATAAGCCGGCGCGGTGGCGAGTGCGGTCTTCGTATTCGCTTTCACAAGTGCGTTCATTCTACTTTACCTGTCTCTTTCTCGTCTTCGTGCTACGTTTCCTAACACTTCAGGTCAAAGTTCATCCGTGTCGGGCTCGGTGAAGGTCATCTTGAGAACCTCGAAGGGGTCTCCAGCTTTCATCCACGTTGCCATGCTGTCGAGGCGCAGCACTTCGTCCTCGACACTCTCAACGCCAATTTGGCGCAGAACTTCATCCACCTTGTCGCCAAGGCCAGCTTCTTCGGCGATGCGCTGTATCTCGACCATCGCAAGTTCGAGGCGTCCCTGGTCGAGCGTCTCACGCCCGGGACTCATCGAATAACTCAGCGACCACTCACCATCCTTGGCGCGCCGTTCGCCGAATTCGCGGAGGACCGCCTTCAGCTCTTCCTTGACCAGCGCGTCTTCCTTCTCGGCCTTTTTCTTGGTGGCGCGCGCCTTGTGAGCGCGTTCCATCACCTCGTTGAGGCGCTCGATCATCGCCGGATTTTGTCCAGCCTTCTTGCGCAGCTTCTCCTCTTCCTTGGTCGGCTTCGCCGGCATCGCTGCGACGGTAGTTGCGACACAGGCGGACCAGAACGGGCAGTAATCGCAGGACTTGTCGATGACGCCTTCCCGCATTAGGAGGGCAGGCGACTTGGTTTCGTAAACGATATGGGATCGCTTCTTGGCGATCTCATATTTCTTCGGATCGAACTCGACGACGAACACGTGCATGTCGTCGAAGAACGACGCGTTGACGTAAAGGATCACTGCGTAGTGCGGCTCGAACTTCGTGTTCTCGCGCACGATGCCCATCTGAATTTGCGTCTGTCCGTGATGGATCGACTTCTCTTCAGAGAGATCAACGCGAGGATCGATGGACTTGATTTCGAACATGACGCAGTCGGACTTGATGTCCTTGACGCCATAATTCTCCAGCCAGTTGCGCGGGATGCCGTGGATCAAACCGTCAGGCGTGACTGACATCGGAACGCCATCGCAGAACAGCGTCTGCTGATTGGTGCCGGTGTAATCGATCTTGAATCCATAGTTGTTTGCAGCCCAACCCATCGCAGGCACGACATGATAGTTCTCGATCAGGTCGCCGCGACGCGTTGCGCCCCAGGACTCCTTGTAATCAGCGTCCTTCGGCGTTCCATGGCGCGCATACCACGCCTTGCGAATGCAGCCAAAAACCTCCGAGCTGCCGAGCGTCTTGGTGCGGTCGTGACCCCATTGCTTCTTCGTCGAGTCGATGAACCCGTTGAAGAATAACTGGAAGTCAGCCGGCTCGATTAACGGCGCGGTTGGCTTCAACGCAACCGGCATCTTTCGGCGGAAGCCGGGTGAGACTGGAGCTTGATCGACCATCACGCCGCCTCGTAAAGCACGTCGTTGAGGGCGTCGGTCGTGTCGGCAAGTGCAAAGAAAATCTTCTTGCAGGCGATCACGTCGACCATGGCGTTATGTGCGCCTGGAAGGTCTTCGCCGGTGAAGTGCTTCAGCGCCTCAACTAGCTTTGGCCAAGCGTATTCACCACCCGACGAGCGCTTGCCTTTCTTCTTCACGATGGGAGTGGACTTCATCATCGTGCAGACGAACTTGTTCTTCGGCAGCCAAAGGTCCTGGACCTCCTGACCGAAGGTGAGGTCGACCATGGCGCTGGCGCGCTCCATGATGATCTTGTCGAACTTGACGTTATGTGCCACGCACAAGTCGGCTGCGGCGAGCATGTCACGGAACGGCAGCACAGCACTTTCCAACAGCACACCGCACTCCTCAGCCTTCTCGGTCGTGATCTTGTGGACGTTGGCGGCTCCATCCGGAATGGTCCATTGACCATTCGGCGTGATGATCAGGTCTAGCGCCGCGATGTCCTCGCGGGTTTCGAGATCGACCAGCAGTGCGCCGAGTTGAACGAGATTAGGTTGCTCCGGAGAAACTGATGGCTTTCCCCAATTTGCAATTCCCGTGGTCTCGGTATCCCAGAATAGTGCCTTCATGTTTCAGCTTTTCCTTCTAGCTTCTTCAAGTCTCTAAATACAGCTTCAAGTTCGGAAGCCGTCGCATTACTTTTGATAGTGTTGGCTCTGTGCGATATTACTCTGATGTTTCCTTTAACATATCCAAGAGTAGGGTTTATCTTATCCAAAGAAGGTGAGTTTGGCCCGGTTACCTTTTCATTAAGTATCAAAGGTATCTTTAGAACAGGGCACTCCTCCGGTATAACTATGTCTGACCACTCAATATCGAATGGCAGCCATTTCAACTTTGCGCGTTGCCTTGCAGCATTAACCAGAGACCTTTCTGGGTTGTTTCGACGATGTTCTTTGTGCTTAGTTCTGGCACCTTCCGGATCACGATCTCTGATCTTCTGCATTCCGCCGCGCTTCGAGCAGATTGGGGAGCAATAAATCGCCTTCTTATTTCTCGAAGGTGGAACTTCTTGCTTGCAGTGCGGGCATACGCGCGTCATGTCGGAGATGGTGTCTTTCGCTTGTTCTGATGTTAGGGAACCTAGCAGCCTGTCTTAACCGTGTCAAGAAAAATAGCAAGGACTGGCGTTGGAATTTACCGTTCGTTAACCACTGATCGGACGGCCCCGGAATTTCAGGACCAATCCGATCTGGACAGCGTTCATCAGCATGATCCCCCACGCTCCGAGCGTGCTCCACCATTGCCCGACCGCCGGGTAGAAGACGAGGTTCCAGAGCCCCCAGGCGGTGAAGAATGCCAGCGCGGTCAGCGTCTGTCCGGCGACGGCCTTCTTCTTCCAGATGTCCCAGGCGTTCAGCGCAACGAAGATGCCGCCTGAACACTCGAAGACCGCGTTGATGAAGTCGTAACTCATTGTTTCCTTAGTGCGTTTGAGCCCAATTCAGCCCGATCTTCGACTCGGCGGCGACCGGCGCGGCATAGTCAAAGAATTCGCCGGCTTCCTTCGCGCATTGCTTGCACAGCTCGGCGGCGTGCTCGGCGATCTCTCGCGTGCGGCAGGCGGCTTGAACCTCATCGTGAACCCAGGCGCAAAGGCCCCAATCGACGCCGTAGACGTAGCCAGCCTCTGTCATCAAATCATAGAAGAAGATCACCCAGACCTTCGAGATCAGCGCCGCATCGGATTGCAATTGCAGGTTCAATGCAGCGTGCTTAGAGCGGACCCAAAGCTTGCGTCCGTCAAGCCCGTCGAGATACTTGCGCCCGGCGAGGCGACCGACCTTCTTGATCAGCTTGCCGAAGGCTGGAATACCGTTCTGAAGGTTTGCCTTGAGCTGCTTTCCGCGAGCACGCATGGCATCGGCGGAGGCGTTGGGAGGAAGGACGATAGAACCAACCTTGAGATCGCCACCTCCATACATGATCGCATAGAGGCAAGTCTTTGCGTTATCTCGGGAGTCGAGCTGGAAGGCGATCTGATTTTTAGTGTGTGGGTCACCGTCGAGAACGACGTTGACATATTCGCCTCCGTCGAATTCAGCGAGGCGCGCGGCGAGGCATCGAAGTTCGATGCCAGATAGATCGCAGCCCATGAGCCACCAATCAGGTGGCGCGGTGAACAGGGAGCGGCACTCAAAGCCATATTTTCCAGCCCTACCGAAAAGGATAGTCTTCTTCTTTGGATTGCCTTGATCGTCCAGCGCATAGGCGAAAGGTTTGCCGGTCTTCTTGTCGATGATCTTCTTGTTGAAGCTGCCGTCGTCGCGCAGCACATTCGTCGACGCGACCTTCGGAACTTGCCCCTGGTTCGGAGACAGATGCGACGCGCGACCGGAGATCGTGCCGCCGACGTTGACGTAGCCGTGAATCTTGCCGTCAGACTTGACCAGCGCCAGCCATGCGTTGTCGCCATTGACAAGCATGCCCAGGAGCTTGTTCAGGAAGAACAGCTCGGCGAGGTCCTCGCAGATCGGGATTGACGGCGCGAGCGTGCGCAACACGTCGTCGTTGACTTCCGGATTACCTTTTTCGGTGAAGTCGACCGGCTCCCAATTGTAGATCGTGGTGAGGCGGTCGATGATTTGAGTGCGCGAGTTCGGGTTGAATTCCCTGATAATGACCGGGCAGCACGGCGCGTCAGGCGATTGCTCAGAGATGATCGTTTGACCGAGGACTTCAGTCCTAACGTTCATCTTCTTCTTGTAAACGTTGACGTCAGCCCAAACCTTGCGGCTGGAGTCCTCACCAAAGTGTTCACGTGGTTGGAGCTTGTAATTCTTCTTCGGCGCAAACCATCGACCGAAGTGCTTGACGACTTCGGCGCGCAGCTCGTTGTATTCGTTGGTCAGGTTCTCGGCGAGTTCTTGCGCCTTGTCGATGTCGAACTGAAATCCGAACTGTTCCTGAAGGAACATGATGTAATGGATGCGGTGCTCGACGCGTAGCGCTTGTTCGCTCCAGTTCATCGCGGAAAGATTGTTCCACAACGCCAGCGTAACGCGAACGTCCTGTTCGCAGTATTCCACCATGGAGTCGTTGCACTCGCCCCAGACATACTCCCTGATTTCTTCTTTTGACGTTATGCCTCGCTCACGTGCTTCTTGTTCTCGGCCCTTTGCATAGTCTCCCTTATGCAGCCGCATCCTCTGCCCCCACGCTTCAAGCGTGTGGGTGCCGATCAGGCGACCTTCTAGGATACCCTGCTCAAATGCGCGATAATCTCCATCCTTGACGTTACTCTTCATCATGCGAGACATGACCAACGTGTCTCGGATTAAGATATTTTCAGGAAGCTGCCAATCAGGATATATTTTCTCCAGAGCAGGTAAGTCGAATGACAAAATGTTATGACCTACTAACACATCAGCGCTTGACAATAAATCAAGAGCATCTTGCATCTGGTCTTGGCGGAACGAAATAATATCTGAAACGACGTCGTTTTCGACGACTGCTGCGCACAAACAATGCACGCGATCCATTTGATCAAGGAATCCATTGGACTCGATGTCGAAAAGTATCGTCTTCATCTCGCGAATGCCATTCCATGAGAGCCGCGAACACATCGTTTACGAAGTGTTCTAGGAGATATTTCAATCTCTTCTGCAAGCTCTACTAGCTTGTAGATTTCTCCATTGTAAGTTACAAAGCATGTTTTCCTTGTATTCCTGTTCTGCTCAGTAATTGTTGCCCAAACACAGTTGTCTGGATCGTAATTACCATTAACATCCTCGCGCTCAATAGAATGTTTTGACGATGGACGCGGTCCCATGTCTTCAAAGAAGTTATCAAAAGACGACCAGCGTTCGCATACAGTAATACCTCGCTCGCCGTAGTCTTTATATGATTCGTTATTAGGGTTTTCACAGCGATAACGCATAGAGCGCCACGCCATATGTTCTGGCGTTCCACTCAATCCGTGAGTTAGGCGATTTTTTCGCAAGCAACCGCAAGAGGTGGATGTTCCATTACGAAGCTTGTCAGATCGAACTGTTTTAACTACTCCGCAGCCACAGCGAGACAACCATTTATAGTCTCCAGCATAGGACTCGACAGTCCAGTTACCGAACACCATTCCTTCCAGATTGTAGCGCTGCGGCTGCGGCATGTCAGGAATCCTAACGTCCGAGAACAGCAATATGCACGTAACCGGTGCCAGCCAGGATCAGCCCGAGCTGCTCGGCGGCGTGACGCGAAAGGTCGAGCGAGCGCCCGGTCCACGCCGCCGGGCCGCGATCATTCACGGTCACGACGACGTGGCGTGGTCCGCGCGATACGAGCAGCTTGGTGCCCAGCGGAAGCGTTCGGTGCGCGGCGGTAAGTCCGCCAGCTCGAAACACGTCACCGTTAGCGGTGTGGCGCTTCAGGCCCTCACGTTTTCCGCCGCCACCGTAGTAGCTGGTGAGGACCGTCCCGCCGCCCTGCGCGCGCGCCACGCCATGTCGATGGTGCTTGCCGTGAGGCGCGTGCTGGGCGGTCTGAACCGGAATACCGAACAGCGCTTCGCTGAGCGACCACGCCGAAGCAGGCGTGCTGAAGGCTGCGCTCGCGATGATCGCGGCGCTCGCAATGGTTCTGAAGTTCATCATTTCTCCTTGGTTAAATCAAACGACACCGAATACCTTGGTGCCGTCAGGAGCGCCGTAGTATTCGGGGATGTCCCGACCGGTCAGCTCACTGATAGATTCGAGCGGTGCATATCCCTCGTGGAAGTGCTGCTCGATAGTGGACGCGTTGTCCCGCATTAGGCTCGCGGCGTCCCATTCGTTCCACTTCAATCGAAGCAGAAGAATTGCTTGCATTGCTGCAATAAAGTCAGGAAGGTTCATTGATAGGCTCCATCACCATCGGCGTCGTGAACGCCGTGGAAGTTCAGATCGGAATCGACGTATTCGGAGGGCGATATACAGTCGCACCATGCACCCTTGAACTGGTCTTCGTCGGCGACGTAGCTATCAGCTTCGTTGTCGTTCCATCCGAGACCGTTCGTCAGATATTTGTGGACTGCATCCACGTAGGCTTGTAAGGATTTGTAGCGATTGCGTCGCGCCATGTCAAGAAACCTATCATCGTCCGGCGTAGTAAAGGCGTGGTCCGCCCTGTCGTTTCACCATCGGGCGCTCTCCCCAGAGATACCATGCGTAGTTGAAGCGTGGACCATTGTCGCCCTGCTTCTTCTCGAACCAGCGTGGACGCCATGTCAGGACGATCTTGCCGACATATTCAGGGCAGTTGCCGAAGAGGTGCGCACGGTCCCTGCCAGACGTGTCCAGCTCGTTGCGACCGAGCATGGCGGCGAAGATCGCGTTGCCCTGGCGAATGTGATAGACCCCGCGATCCATGAAGTCGGTGACGAGATCGCCGAACGGCGGGTTGGTGATGATGGCGTCGAAGCCGAGGGAGGGGGTTGAGTTCAGAAAGTCCAGTTGATTGATGTTCGCAGCCTGCGGCTCGATGTCGCTTCCCCAGACGTTGTCGAAATGCTGCTCCAGCACGCGACCCATTGCCCAATCACCAGCCGCGCATTCCCAGATGGTGTCGCGCTTGGTCAGATAGCCCTCGGCGAGGAGAACGCGCGCCAGGGCGTGCGTCACGTTCTCGTCAATCGTAGGATACCAATCTCGTGGCGCGCGAGGATGCTGGGACACACCCAGCATGGCAGGATCGGCATGCATCAAACAAGCGCTCCATAGCGGACACGACTTCCGCCGTTCAAGGTGAAGAAGGTGCGAAGAAATTCCTCGCTGGCGGTGCGATGATCCCACGCCGTGTGATTGGCAAAGTGCGGAACGAACCCCTTCGGAACCCACCGACGCGGGATGCCGATCTCGACGCCGCTCTGCGTGGTTTCGACGCCATCCATGCCGCAGCGAATAGCGTCCGACCAGAGCATCTCGGTGTCTACATGCTTGACGTGACCATGGTGCTTATCGATCAGTTCGAGAGCGCCAACCGCTTCCATTACGGCCTGATGGATCGGCTGTTCGAACAAGCGGAACGCATCGCCGAGCGCATGTTTGGTCGGCGACGGGACGTCAAGGAGATAGGCTTCGTGTGCATCATGCATCAAGCAGGCGTAAGCCTTGTCCAGCCGTTCCGGATCATCCTTGTCGGTGATCTCCAGTGACAGCTCGGCGCACTCGACGGAATGCTGCGCGACCGAAAAGAAACTGCGGGTATGTCCGCCAAAGCGGCAAAGATTACTCAGCGCGTGAACGACGTCAGTGATAGCGACGTCGTCGGCGCTGGGAAGGCGAAGATCAAACACACGACCCGAACGGGTCGTGAGAGCCGTCTTAGAATGTTCAGCCATTTTCTGTCTCCAAAAGTGTCATTGAACTTAGCGATTGTTAGGATACCTGTCAAGGCTAATCGAGCGCAAGTTCGGATATTTCCATCTTGCGGATCAGTTTCAGGATCATGGAATCGTCCAAAGACCCTTCAACAACAAGGTGATGCGCCCAGACGGTGTCCCAGATTTCCGAACCGATGCGGTGGAAGCGATCCTCCGCCTGAAGCAACTGGTCAGCGCCGTAGGTCAACTCCGCCGCGACGAAGTGGTTGCCTTTGGTTAGGGTCCAGCCGGTGCCAGCGGCGGTGTATTGACCAATGAACCAGCGGCACGCCGGATCATCTTGGAAACGATCCTGCTGCGCCTGACGCGTGCGCGGCGGGTCGCCCTTGTGGTTCATCGGCGTCTTGCCGTAGATGCAGGCGGCTTTTGGGAAGGCGTCGAGTAGGCCCTCGATCACAGCTTGGTGATAACCGAACATGCCAACCTTCACGCCTTGCTCGACGAGGTTGCCAACATATTCGATGACCATCGGCAGCTTGGCGATGGCGAGGTCCTGGCGGGCGCTGGCGAGGCGCGTGAGAGGTAGCTGCACGCTTTCCATGTCGCCGTCGACCATCCGCGCATATTTCTCCCAGGTCTCTGGGCGGATACGAAAGACTGCGTTTACCAAGTCCTCGTCTGACATTTCCTTGCGGACGCCGATCATCTTCTCATACATATCGAGCAGATCGGTCATCGCCTGCCGCTCGGCTTCGATCTTTTTCTTCAGTCCGTCCGCTGGCAGTGGGATGATCTGGCGGATTTTCGGCGGGAGGTCCTTGAGCACCTCGTGCTTCAGCCGCCGGATCATGAACCGCTCTTTCAAGAGCTTGTTCAGCTCGGCGAGCATCGCCGGGTCTGGTTCGCCATTGGTGACGAACTTTCCGCTCATGTCGTAGAACGCGCCGCAATAGCGCTTGTGGAACGTCTCGAAGTCGCGACCGAGCCCGTGGGGGTCGGCGGCGGCGACCGTCGTCCACAGGTCTCCGGTGCGGTTTGGTAGTGGAGTTCCTGACAGCATCAGCAGGCGCTTCGCCGGTATCGGCTCAATGCGCACCTTCGTCTTGCGATTCTTGTTTGCTGGGTCGGCGATCTTGACGACGCCGCCGTGCAGCTCAATCGTGCGCTTCGCCGTGGGGTTCTTGGCGTAATGGTGCTCGTCCGGAACCACCAAGTCCCACACACGCTCGCGAAGCTTCTTGTGATGCCGCGCCAGTATGTCATAGTTGATGATCACCACGTTGGAATTTGGGAAGTAGTCGCCGTCGCAGATGTCGACCGACATGCTCTTGTCTACCAGCCATTTGGTCATCTCGCGCAGCCAGTTCTTTTTCAGCGACGCGGGCGGGATGATCAGAGCGTTCTGGACCTGCGGCAGCGCATTGACGAGCCCGACCGCCTGGACTGTGTTGTGCGTGACGATGAAGTGCTCGGCGGTATAGAGGTTGCCCGGGCCGTCTACTTTGATGCAGCGCACCTGCTCACGACCGGACGGCACCACGTTGATGATGGCGCGCTGCGGCACCTCGCCTACAAAATTCTTCCAGCGGCGATTGCGCCGCAGCTTCGGCGCGTCATATCCGAAAGATGCCCACGCAATCCCTTCAGGCAGATAGATGCGCAGGCGGTAGCGACGGTAGCGCTCCTCGACGAAGATCAGTCCGCCGAGCGCGCGGACGCATTGTGTGATCGTCCAGACGAGATCGTGAGACTCAGGCTTGCGAACGATGTTGACTTGGATATGCCCATCGTCGCCACGAATGCGTGCAACCGACGAGATGATCCCCTTCAGGAATTCCATAGACTGGTGAGGCGCGGCTAGGGCGTAGTCGCGCACATCATAGACGAGCTTTTCCGGATAGGCGTAGAAGTTGCCGACGTCGATGCAATGCGAGCGCGCTTGATCGATGCCGGCGACGAGTGGCGGCATCTTGAACAGCTTGACGTCCAGTTGTGCTGGCTCAAGCAGGGTAGGAATCGACAGCAGCTCACCGGCGTCCAAGCGCCTGATCAGATCGAGCGTGCCGATGGTCATCAGACGACCACCATCCTCGTCATCCTGGCAGACAGTCCACAGATGGTCGGCGTCGCATTTGATCGACACGCCGTCGCTGAAATTGACTGTGAAGACGGGCAGGATTCCTCGGTCGAAGATGCCGGTGACCGGGATAGGCTTGCCGAACCATCCGATCACCTTGTCGCCGTGCTTCAGATCACCAATCGGGACCCAGCCGCCGGGCGTCAGGATTGGTGTCGATAGCGGGTGCCCTTTGCCCAGGCCCGGGACGTCGGCGATCAGCGTGCGCGAGCGGCGGCGCGCGAAGTCAATTCCGGCTTCCTGGAACGGCAGATATTCCAAACCATCCGGAACGGGGATGCGCTGGTTTAGTCCGAGCGACGTCTGCGCAGCCTGAGTCAGTTTATCCTGCCCAAGTGAAACCGCGACGCCATGATCGCGGGTCACCCAGCGCTTTAGGTCGGCGGACCATTGAAAGCCCGCCGCCCGAGGAATTAGGCGCTCTTCAAACGTGCATGAGACGATGAATAGGCCGTCGCGACAATCAACCTGCATCGTCAAAGTTTCTCTTGTGCCCTACCGGAATCCGCAACGCCTGTCCGCCGACTGTGTAATGCGTCTCGTATTCCCATCCAGGAACGTCTCGACCATCGGTTACTGGTCGGACGAATCCTTGGTCATCGCGCTCGACCTCGGTTGCGTTACCGAGGCCGATTTCGCGGATTGGAGGCAGTCCGCGCTCCGTCAACGCTTCCGGCCCTCGCCGTCCTTGATCAGCGCCAGCCAACCCTGGATGGTCGTGCGCGGGATGCCGGTCAGCGCCGCGAAGCCGCGCTGTCCTTGCGCCTTGATCTGCTCCAGCAGGTAGCCGGCGGTGTAGGTATTGCCATTCTTGGCGGTGAACTTCTGCTCGCTCGTGGTATTCGAGACGAACGACTGAGCCTTCTTCGCCACCTTGATGTTCTTCTTCTCGGTCTTGGTGCGCCCTTTCGCCGCCTGCTTGGCGACCTGGGACGACCTGCCCTCGGTCTTCTTCGAGATGCGCCCGTTCTTCGCCGCCGTCTCCAGCACGTCTCCCTCGGGAGAATGTGCGACCATGAACGGCAGGAATGCGTCCAGCGTTTCCGGCTTGGAAATCTGAGCGTAAACAAACAGGCGCTTTACCCTCATCTTCCCTTCGCCGGCATCCGCACGATAAAAAATCGTATCGGCTGGATTCACCTTAACAATCCAATGAGCATCGCCGGTGCCGCCATACCAGTTCACGTAGTTGCGCCCGCCAATGTGAAGGCCGGTGCTGCATTGCGTGTTCTTGTCAGGATTGGCGTTGGTGACGTGTAGATATTCACCAATGCGATAGCGGACGGTGCCGGTGTGCTTGTCTAGCCCATCAGGTCGAGTAGCCTTGAAGGCAAGGAAATCACCATCATTATGAATCGGCAGCTTGTTGTTCACCACGAAGCTGTAGAGAATATCGGCCTCCGCAGCGTCGCGGTTCGACAGCGCCTTCAGCATGAAGTTGCGGAGCGGGACGAAGTCGTTGCCGGACTGATAATGGTCGAGGATGAGATCAGACAGCTTCGAATTGATCTCCTCGCCTTTGAAGAAGATGCCGACCGCGCCGCTCGATTCGTTGATGCGAATCTCGAACCCTGCCTCGGCGGCGACGGCCTTGATCTGCACCGCCGGGGTCAGGACCTTGGCGATCTCCTCGAACGGAGCCTGCTTGCGCAGGAGCTGGACAAGCGCGTCGAAGTTCGGGGCGTCGGCTGGCAGATTCGTCGTGTTGCCGTCATGGGTGACGGACAGGCTCTCGCCGGGGATTATCAGGGCGGTGTAATTAAGCGGTGGCATCGGGTTTCTCCAAATTGGTCAGTTTTCCTAGCAGATGTGAACGAAGCTGTCAAGCAGCTTCGCACGCGTCAAGAAAACTAGCGGCGCGGGCCGCGCGCATGGCGGTAAGCCCCATGATGTAGATCGCAGCTTCCTCACCGTCGCTGCGCAGGTAGTTGTTGAGGCGAGGATAGACTGCCTTGACGTTGTGCCACGCCGCCGCCAGTTCGGGATGCCCCATCGTATCCGGACGGGCGATTTGCTCGCCAGTGACCAGCAGCAGCAGGAACTTCGTATCGTCGAGGGACGGCCCGGTTTCGATCAGCTTGTGCAAGATCGTCTTGCGGCGAATCTGGACACGCTCGGCGTTCTCGACGGCGCGATAGAGGCGCTCCATCGGCGCTGGCGTCGTGGGCAAGTGATCCTCGATCATCCACTTCAGGCGGTTGGCCTCGCCTGCAATATAGTCAATGTCGGAAAGCTCATTGTCGTGGAACGTCTTGATGCGTTCCTTCAGCTCGTCGACCGGGAAGAAGTCGTTGCTAAACACTTCCTTGTAGCTGGTCCAAGCCGGGTCGAGCTTCAGGAACTTCTTGAAGTTAGACTTTGGCACGCCGATGATTTCTCCGACATTCAGACCAGCATACCTCTTGACAAGGTCCTTTATCTTACGTGGTTCGATGTCGGGGCGGAATTCGTGCCCGTCCAGCTCGAAGACGATGTTTAGCCTGTCCTCGACCGGCTCGACGCGGCAGATCGACCACTTCGTCTTGCCATAGGGATTGTTGTAGATCGTGATGGTTGAATGCTCGCGATTGTAAACCAGCTTCTCAGGTTCCGGGAGCTGATCCTGGTAGAGCACAACCGGGCAGCCATACTCGGCGATCTGCTTCAGCAGCTTCTCGCGCGTCGTCTTGGCATGCTCATAGGTGTTCGCCAGTGCGGCCTTGCGAGCCTTGCGGTCGGCGAACGCCTTCATCAGGTGTTCGCGCTTCGACGCGACCGACGACTTCGGGTCAGGAAGATTGATGACCACCGCCTCGTCAATGTCGTTCGCCTTCATGTGAGCGAAGATGCGGCGATTCGGAGCGGAGACGCCCGGCTTGGCAGCGTCGAAGACATAGACAGCGGTGTTGTTGTCACGATAAAAGGTAAGGGCGCGCTTCTTGATCGTCATCGTCATGATCCGACGCGTGGCGTTGACGTAGTCCGAGACGGCGCTATCGAAGGCATAGTTTGCCAGCTCGCCGAAGGTGCCCCACGGCGTGCTGGTGTTCTTGGCGAGGCTGTAGAACGGACCAGAAGACCGCATGGCGCGCCACTTCGAGGCAGCGGTCCAGACGTCGGGAATGGTTGAGAGCAGAGCGCTAACCTGTCCCTGGAGCTTGGCATAAGCAGCGGCGAGCAGCTTGGTCAGATTGGCGACAGTCTTGGGCGTATATTCCAGGGACTCGCGAGAAGGCGTGATGCCAATATCGCCAATGGACGAGCGAAGGACGAAAGAGCGGTCGCCGAAGATATGGGCGAATTCCTTGCAGTCCGGAAGCTGGTCGAAGTCGATCTTATACCAGACAGGGCCGATCTGGACCATCGGACCCTTGGCGTCGCCGGTGAAGAAGAATAGGTTATCGTCGCGGACGATCTGCGCCGAGCGCACGTCGTCGAGATTCGACTCGAAGCACGGATAGTAAGGAAGGCCAACCCAGCGGATGGCGGTATGGAAGGCGTCGATGTCTTGCGTCTTGGCATCGAACCGCACCTCGACGCCTTGCTCCTCCTCGGTCACCCACGTCTCGCGCAGGACGATCTGCGGGATGCCGTTCTCGTCGATGTGGTAGGAGTAGATGCGCTTCTCGCCGTTCAGGATGCAGGAAAGCGTGAACTGGCTGGTGTAAGCGAATGGGCTCTTCATGCCGTAGCCGAACGTCCCGACTTCGAGATTCGACTTTTCCTTCGACGACCAGCCCATCTGCGAGCAGTATTCCATCACCGTTTCGTGATCGATGGAGGCGCCATAGTCGCGCACCGAGAACCAAGGCTCCCAGCGGGTCGGCGCATGGACGAAGAACGGGCGGTCGGTGTTGCCGCGCTTGGCGTGACCGTCTCGGGCGTTGCTGACGATCTCGCGACAGATCGACTCGATCTTGCGGGAATAGAGACCGGAGATCAGCGTGTAGAAGACCTTGCCGCTGGCGGCGATGGTCATGGCTTTGGATTCTGTGACGCCGATCAGTTCGACGGTCTTGGCGGGAACGGTCATTTCCATTGGTCATCTCCGTGGTTGATGTCAGGATGAATAACATTTTGAGCCACGATGTCAACTCGCTTGACAGGAAAATGGTTAATGTGAGATTCTCCGCGCATGACAGACTCTCAAGACTCCTGCACCTGCAAGAACCGCTCGCTCCGCCTGGACGAGGCGATTATGTTTATCCGTCCGAACCTTACCGGATTCATCACCGCCAAGGATTGCCCCCTGCACGGGATGCGCGACCTCACAAATTATAGCACGCACGAGCCGACTGTTAACCTTCCTGTCGTCAGGACAGTTGACGAATCCCTTTAGTGGCGGTAGCTTCTTCACGTCAACAAACGGAACGTGGAGAAAAACAATGGCTAACGGTGTTGTGAAGCGCGCCAACGTGCTCGACGAAGCGGCGATCAACGAAGTTCTTGGCTATATCGACGACCATTCCGCGCAGCCGTTGCGCGACCGCTTGATGCTCATCCTCACATGCCGGCTGGGTCTGCGCGCCCAGGAAGTGGCGAAGGTCTATGTCGAGGACATCTTGGACGCTCGCGGTCGCCTGAAGGACTCCTTGTTCGTGTCTAAGCGCGGCGCGAAATATGGCAAGGAACGCACGCTACCGATGCGCGACGACGTTAAGGTAGCTCTCCAGGCATATCTCAACGAATACAAGCAGATAACCAGCGGGCCGTTGTTCTTCAACCAATATGGCGAGCCGCTGGAGTCGACCGCCGTGCAGAAGCAGCTCAAGCGCCTCTATGGCTTCGTCGGGTTGCGTGGTTGTTCGTCGCACTCCGGTCGCCGCACGTTCGGGACGCGCGCCGCACGCGCCGTTACGAAGATGGGCGGGACGCTGAAGGATGTAATGCGCCTGATGGGGCACGCCAGCATTGAGACGACCGAGATATATGTCGAATTCACGCCAATTGAGCGTGAATTGGTCGCCATGATCTGAGGAGTGGAACATGCTTCTCGAAATCGCTGCAACCTATGGAGTGTTGCGATTCATCTCGGATGTCCTAAACTCATTAAAAGGCAACAAATTCAAAAAGGTAGAGAAAGCAGCAGCCGAAAAATACGGGTTGGTCCCGGTGAAGAATGAGCCTGGGGTCTACCAGGACCGGGAGACCGGGGATAGGACCAGGATGGCGTTCGACGGGCGTGAGTTTTTCCCGTCGTCGATGACCGAGTTCGAGATTTATGTGAAGGGAAGGACCTATAATTTTAACTGATCGCGGCTTTCTGGTTACGAGCCGCTCGTTAGGATGCTTGACATGGAGGGGCAGAAAAATTAACATCTGTCCCTCCACAACCGAGGTCCTCATGTCCCAGCATCTAATTCCCCTGCTCGCCGCCGTGTTCGGTGGAGTGAGCGGCGAACTCCAGTTTACTGCCGAAAACGACGATCTTACCTCCCGCGATCTGGACGAAATCGAGGCTTTCCTAGCTGGGAAGGGCTGCGAGGCGTTCGTCTCCACCGCGACTTCAGGCGGTAACGGGGCTGGGCGGGCGTTCTTCTTCAGCAACGAGGACAACCTGTTCGAGTTCGTCGATACCTTTGGCTACCCTAATTTCGTCTTCACTTTCAACGGTAAGTTGCGCTTCATCCTCTATACCGAGACGTTGGCGCTCGAAGGCCGTTTCGGTTCCGAGACTGACTACTTCCCACTGCCTGGATATGGTGGCTGGGAACTGACAGCCGCGTCCATCGCCAAGCTGCCGCCAGACGAGCCAGAGCCGGTCGCTGACGAGGCCGAGCAGCCTCCTGTGGACGAACCCACCGCCGAAGCGGAAAGCGCGTCAGAGGAGCCTTTCCAACTCAACGACGCCATGGTGATCGGCGAGATTCCGCAGAACGTCCTCGACCTATCGCTGACGCTCGGCTGCGGTCGCAACGAGCAGGACAAGCGCTGGCCAGCGCGCCAGATGACCTGGGCGCAACTGGTCGGCACGCTGTCGAAGCACGCCGTTGGTCCCAAGGAAGGGACCGCCTTCCTGCAAGGGTCGGCAATCGACAACATGCGCAAGGCGAATGCCATCGACTCCCTATACATCATGGGCCTTGATGTCGACGCTGGCGTGCAATTTCAATGGGCCGTGGACCGCATCAAGGGGCTTGGCCTGTCGGCGGTGCTCTACACGACGCATAGCCACATGAAGCCAGAGACCTTCGTCCTGGAGTCGAGCTTCGGGCAGTTCGCGCGCCGCAATAAGCTCGACGCCTTCCCGACCCTGGAGAACATGAGGCGCTTCCTGAAGGAAGAGCGCCATTGGGAGCAGTGGGTTGTCGACACCATAGAGCTGGACGACGACCCGGGACAGACTGTCCTTGGCAAAGGCTTCGCGCTGAAGCATGCACCGATTCCAAAGTTCCGGATCATCTTCCCGCTCGACACTCCATTCGTGATCGCCAAGCAGCGCATGTCGCAGGCTGACGCCATCGATCTTTGGAAGTCGAAAATTGTAGGGCTCTCGAAGGTCATCGGGCTGCCTATTGATGAAGCAGCGCTGGACCCATCAAGATTATTTTTTATGCCACGACACGGTAACGGCAGGCCATTCCATGTGACGGTGACCGGCGGCTACGCACTGGACTTCGATGGAATTCCCGAGGGACGCACGAAGCGTGGCGAGGCCAAGCTTGATGACAACGTGTTCTCGGAAGCGGCGAAGGACCTTGGCGCGACCGGCATGTCGATGAACCTTGGCGACTTCAATCTCAAGCGCTGGGCGCGCGAGGTCGCGGTGGATTTCGACATCGCCAAGCTGTTCCGCGAAGCTTCGCCGAGCCATGTCCGCGCCGACGACAACACGTCGAAACTGGCGGTCGACTGCCCGTTCGATGGGTTCCATTCGAACGCCGGTGATCCCGACGACCGAGGGGCGTTTGTCCAGAGCCCATCGGCGGAGTTTGGCGTAAACAGTTTCGTCTTTGCGTGCTCGCATAATTCGTGCAAGGGTCGCGACCGCCTGGAGATGATCGCCGAGGCGGCGGAGCAGGGATGGTTCACGCGTGACGATCTCGCCGACGAGCGCTTCCTGGTGTTCCGCGCCGGTGAGCAGAAGCAGTTCTTCGACACCGACAAGATGGTCGCCGACGCCTCGGAGTTCCTGGCTACGCTCAGTCCTAAAAGGCCAGTAGAGGCAACGAAGGAAATCACGCGGCTCTTCACCGAGCTGATGAAAGCCGGTGCGAACAGCACCCAGATCAACAGCCTCGCCGATGATGTCAAGACCCGCAAGTTGCTTGCCGCCTCGCGCATCAAAGATGTTTTGAAGCTTGCCAAGACTGCGTCGACCGAAAAGATGTCGGACGACGAGCGCAAGGACAGCGTTTTCAAGCAGAACAACATCAAGTCGGACGGTGCGAAGGCGCTTATTCTGTTCCCGGAGAACGGCTATGTGCAACAGCGCGAAGCGGTTATTGATTCGCTCGGAGACATGAACAAAAACTCTCCGACGATGTTCGATTTCGGTCGGCGCAAATACAGTGTCGAGCGCCAGGAAGAACTTGAAAACGTCGCGGTCACGCCGCTGACGCAGGACCACCTTGCCAATAAACTGAACGCTCCAAACGGACTGTTCTTCTTCCGTCAGATCGACGAAAAGATCGTGTCGGTGTCGATCCCGAGCCGGGTCCTCGGCGAGGTGCTGGTCAACGAGCAGTGGCATTGCCCGAAGCTGAAAGGCTTCGCCGAGCTGCCGTTTTTCAACGCCAAGGGCGAGCTGGTCAGCAAGATCGGATATGATGCGGATTCGGCGATGTATCTCAAGCCGTCCAGCATTGCCGCTGAGTTGCAGGTCCCGGTCAAACCCACCAGCGAGGAGATCGACGCGGCGAAGGAACTGCTGCTGAACAACGTGTTTTATGACTTCCCGTTCTACGATGGTCCAGATCACGAGGAACAGCAGGGTGCCGGCTCGCGCTCGCATTTCGTGGCGATGATGCTGCAACCATTCATCCGCGAGCTGGTCAATGGCCCGACGCCGATCTATCTCGTCTCGAAGCCGACCGCCGGCACCGGCGGCACGAAGCTGGTCGAGAACGCGCTGTTCATCACGTCAGGCAAGAAGCCCAGCACGAACACGCACAAGACCAGCGAAGAGGAGCAGCGCAAGGACATCACGTCGCAGTTCATCGCAGCGAAGACGTTCTATTGGATCGACAACATCAAGGGAACGCTGGCGTCGCCTGCTTACTGTAACCTTGCGACCGGCGAGGTGTGGGAAGACCGAGTTCTTGGAAAAAGCGAGGCGGCATCGTTCATCAACTTGATGATGTTCATCATCAGCGGCAATAACCCTGGCGGCACCTACGAGGTCATGCGCCGGTGCCTTCCGATTCGTCTCGACGCCAAGGGAGACCCACGCAAGCGCGACGAAAGCGCGTTCAAGCAGCCGAAGCTGAATGAGTTCGTGCAGGCGCACCACAAGGAGCTGGTCGAGGCCGTCCTGACGATCATCCAGGGTTGGGTGGCGGACGGAATGCCGAAGTTCACCGGCAAGCCACTACTGTCGTTCGATTCCTGGTCCGAGGTGACCGGCGGCATCCTGGAGTTCGCTGGAATCCCTGGCTTCCTGTCGAACCTTCACCTGACGCAGAAGTATGCCGACGACGAGACGTCTGGTTTCGAGTCGCTATTCCACATCATCGGCACCAGGATGTCCAAGGTCGATCAGCCGTTCACGACGCGCGAGCTGGCCAACTATTTCCTGGAGAAGGACGAGGAGTTCCCGTCAATCGGCTGCAACTTCACCGACAACGCCCACATGCTCGCCAGCCGCCTCGACCGCGTGCTGAAGGAAAAGGCCGGCGCGCCTTACGACTTCACCAGCCTGGAAGGTCGCCACATGCAACTGTGCCTGAAGCGTGAGAAGGACGCGGCGACGTCCGCCACCAATTATCGACTCGTGGAGATGTGACAAAGAAAAGCCCGGCGAAAGCCGGGCTTTTTCTTGAAGTGATGGTCGGGGTGACCGGACTCGAACCGACGATCTCCTGAACCCAAATCAGGCGGGATACCAACTTCCCTACACCCCGAATAAAAGGAACCCCGCCGAAGCGAGGTTCCTCTCTGCTCTTTCTGTTGCTAGGCCGAGCAGGCCCCGGAGATTACGCCGCGAGGCGCATTTCTCCAGCGAAATTGTCATTTGCGACAGTTTCATTTTGCCCGCCGATATGTTGCCGGGCCGCACAAGTTGCAACTCCCCTTAGCCCCACCTGTCGATCCTATTTCGCCCCCATCAGATGGACACTCAACCGAAGATACGACGCAGACGCCGCCCACGGCCTAGCTGCAACCAACTCGCAGACCATTGCATTGCAGTGCAGTGCAAGAGGGACTGCTTCGAGAGTGCCCATGTGGTGGAGGCGGCGGGGTGCTGCCCCCCGCGTCCAGAATGGTATTGTGGTTTGCTATCGAGACGACAACGCGCGAGACACGAGACCACTAGGTAGACCAGTTTCGGGGATCAGCCGGCTTTGTCTGCTTCGTGCCTGATCAGGGAAGACCCGTGCCTCTCGCGTTGGCGTCTCGGAGGCGGTAACGCAGAGATCAAAGAGCTTATCAGTTTCCTGGTTAGCGGCCTGGACCTGATTAAAGGGACCCCTTGATCTCGGCGTTACCGCCTCAACAACCATGACCGATTATCTAACACGCACCTTTTTCCGTGTCAACAATCCTGGCGAACTTTTTCTGCCTCTCATGCGATTTAATTTTCCGATCACCGCATTCGTGGTCAGAAGCACAGGCTGGCGGAATTCCTTGTTGAGGATTTCCACCGCTACCTTCGCCTGGATGTCGGAGCTGTCCAGCGCCATCAAGCGCTGTTCAGCCTCCGGAGTCCAAATGAAGTGCTTCCCCGGGTAGTCGTCCGGCCCCGGGATCACGCGAGCGACCGTAGCCATCAGCCCAGCGTTTCCCGCACCTCGACCCGGTCGTTCACCTCCTCCTCGACCGCGTCGACGGACTCTTCCAGGCTGGCGGCGTCCTCGATGCGCTGCAAGCCGGCGGCTTCCTCGGCGGTGACCGCGTTCGGATTGATCAGCTCCACGACCTTCAACGCCTTAACTTTCTCTGGAAACGCAATAATCACCTTGCGTCCGTCCGTCATGAGCCGCAGCAGGATCGCATCGACGACGATCTCGCCGGTGAGCAGATGCGCGCGGTCGGCGTCCGGCGGCAGGTCAGCGACGGCGTGCTCGATGTTGGTATGAAATCGGAAGCCAGACAGCTTACCGATGGGAGCCGCGCGATAGACACGCACCGGCTTGCCGCGCCTCAGCTTGGCGACCATCCAGTCCATCTCGTCGTCGGTCATCGCCTCCAGGCGCGTCCGGTCCTCGCAGCGGGCACGGTTGACGATCTTTCGGATGGTCTCGCTGTGCTGGTCGAGGTCTGGGCCGAGTTCGAGCACGGCGTTGGTGAAGCGCTCCCAGAAGGTTGGATTGTCAATTTGCGCATCGATCAGATTTTCCAAGTCCGACATTTCTTCTCCTTATGCTCGGATTTGTGTCTTTTAGCATGACAGCTTTCTTGACACAAGCTCGAAGCTGTGATCTTTTCCCTGACATCAGAGGAGAAGAGACATGGCTGAACCTATTGAATTTGCTGAAGCTAACGCAACGTTCAAGGGAGACGGGACTAAGAGGCTGAAGGACCTGCGCTGCCATATCGATGGCAACGTGACGATCTCGTGCTGGAAGTTGAGCCCAGAAGAAATCGCGGAGATCGTCAAGACCGGCGTCGTCTGGCTCGGGCAGATGAATTACGGGAAGCAGCTCCAGCCACAAGCCGTTTGGGGAGATAGTCCCTTCCGCGTCCCGGTTGCGGAGGGTCAAGCCTGATGTCGACGTTCATGCCGCCAATCTCTTGGCTTCGTGAGCGCTTCTATCTCGACAGCGATGGAATCCTGCGCCACGCCAAGACCATCGGCAAGTCGAAGCTCGGCGCACGCGCCGGGCGCATGCTCGACGAAGGTTATTGGTTCGTCGACGTGATGCATGATGGTGTCCGCAAGAAGCTCGCCGTGCATCGCATCGTCTGGTCGCTAGATAAGGGCAGGGCGGTGCCGGACTCATTAGACGTTGATCACCGCGACCGCGACCGATCCCATAATTTACCAGGAAACCTGTTCGCTGTTACCCAGCGTGTTAACCAGCTCAACAAAGAGAAGCGCGGAACCGGCGTTTCGACTTGCGGAAATCGCCATCGTGCTAGAATATCTGTCCATGGGATCGACATCGACCTCGGCACCCACGACACGTGGAAAGAGGCGAACGACGCTTACGAGTTGGCCCGCAAGGGTCGTCATCCGAAGGTGACGCGCGACATGCTGCGCAGCAAGTATTACATGAAACTGATCGTCGAGGGACCACAATATGCTCAGTGAACCAATCTTTCACCGCGACTCCAAAGGCAAGGTGCGATCCTGGCGCTATGAGGTCGACGGCCCGCGCTGGCGAACGATCTCAGGTCTCGTCGATGGCGAGAAGGTCATCACCGGCTGGACGGTCAGCATCGCTAAGTCGCAAGACACGGACGAAGCCCAGGCCATGTTCGAGGCTCGCGCGGAAGAGCAGAAGAAGCTAGACCGCAAATATGCACGGTCGCTAGGCGACATCGACGAGGTGAAGGCTGCCGGCGTCAAGCCAATGCTCGCCCACAAATATGAACGCTGGGTTGGACCGTGCTTCTCGCAACCGAAGCTCGATGGTATCCGCAACCTTGCAGCTCGATCCGGTTTGTGGAGCCGCACCGGTCAACCAATCGTCTCGTGTCCGCATATCCTAGAAGCGCTGCAACCGTTCTTCGATGAATTTCCGGACGCCGTTCTGGACGGGGAGTTGTATTCGCACGAGCTGCGAGAGGACTTCAACGAGATCACGTCGCTCGTCAAGCGCACCAAGCCAACGTCCGAGGACCTAGCAGAGTCAGCGCGCGTGATTCAATATCACGTCTATGACTTCGCCAGTCACGACGGGCTGTTCGGCGAGCGTGACGAGGCACTAGCGGCACTGCTTCCGGAGCACAAGTCCATCGTCAAGGTCCAGACCCTTCCAATCGACCATCCGTCCATGCTGGACAAGATATATGGGATTTACCTGGAGGCAGGCTACGAGGGACAAATCGTCCGTCTCAACGGTCCCTACGAGCAAAAGCGCTCAAAGCAGCTCCTGAAGAGGAAGGAATTTCAAGACGACGAATTCCCGGTCGTCGGCATCGAAGAGGGCAACGGTAATTGGTTCGGCTACGCCAAGCGGGCGATATTACGCCTTCCTGACGGTCGCGAGTTTGGCGCTGGCATCAAGGGCGACCAGACCTATTGCGCTAAGCTCCTATTACAAAAATGGGACACGGCGACCGTTCGCTATTTCACTCCAACTCCTGACGGCGTGCCACGCTTCCCGGTCGCAGTCGCGTTTCATCAAGGGGAGCGGTTGTAGGAACTCTCCGCAACCTGCGCCGGCTTCCCAAATGACCATCCAGCGACCTTGTCGCCCCTCCACGGGTCGGCGAGGTCGTTTCCTTTTAGGACGACCGGCTGATGCTCAAGCTTGGCGTAGATCGCTGGAGCGCTGCTTCCTTCGCGCGGCGCGCCCTGGGTCGTGACAACGAAGCCGGTCACGACCACGCCAATGGTCAAGCCAGCGATTACGAAAGAGCGTCCTAACAGTCCCATGGTTCCCTCCATTGACTGCCAGCGATTATAGCATGGGTGGTGATTTTGGTAAACAAAACAAGCATGGCGGCTCAAAGAGAACAAACCGGAACGCCAGATCATGGTCCCGTTATGGTCCCGCTAAACGTGAACAAACGTGGAATTTAGTGTAAATAAGCGTATGAAAGCGTATTGGTAACTGGTTGAAAAACCTTGAAAATCTTGAATGTTGACATGAGCCAACAACCTTGCCAAGGTTGGGGTCGAGGGTTCGAATCCCTTCGCCCGCTCCAGTTTCTTCAAGGACTTACGGTGAATTTTGGTCTGGTCCGCCAATTCATGGTCCCGTTATGGTCCCGCTACGCGTCGGCGGTCTCCCGCAGATAGTTAGGCGAGTGGTGACCATAGACGCGCTCGATCATCGCCACCGTCATGCCCAGGAAGCCGGCGACCTCCCATGCCGGGCGTCCGCGCTGCATCAACCACGTCGCGCAGGTGTGTCGCAGGACGTGTGGCGTCACCGAGCGGTCGAGGCCGGCGCGCGCCACGGCGCGGCTGAAAGCCTTGTGGATGCGTTTTTGGCGCGCGTCCTCATGACCAGTAGCCGAAACAACGAACAGGCTATCAGACAGCCGTTTCCAGCGCGGTAGGTGCCGCGCCAAGCTCTTGGGGATCGGCGTGGGGGTCTGGCGCTTCTTCGTTTGAGCTTTTCCCGACGCGGCGCGAAACATCATCTGATTCTCCAGATCGAAGAATCCTCCGGAGAGATGCTGCCGCCAGCCGAGGGCGAGAATGGCGTCGTGACGCGTTCCAGTGCGCAATCCAATTAGGATGAAGCGACAGATGTGGCGACTGGTCACCTCTGGCGCGCGCCGCCAGATGGTCCATCTCTCGGTCCTGGATGCAAGACTGCTGCACGGCGCGAGGATGAATCCCATAGCGCCGAGAAGCAGTCGAGCCGCTTCCGAACGCGTCAGCCATCGGTCGCGGGGAGGTCCGGCTTGCGGCAGCGTGATCGGAATTTCTATGGAGAGCTTGCGTGACTTCCAAGCGTGGCGCAACGCCGATTGCAGGTCCACCAATTCACGGCGCGCGGTGACGGTTTTGACCGCTCGATCTCGGCGTGGCGGTTCATTATGCTTGACGCCGCCGGCATGGGTGCGCCAACGCTCATACGCCTTGGTGGTCGATGGCGTGATCTCTTCGCAGGCCATGTCGCCAAAAAATTCGACGATGCGCATGGCGCGCTGCGCGGCTTCCTCTGGTTTCTTTTGCGACGGGATGCAATCCTCCGCATACAGGATCATCACCTCGGCGACGGTTAGCGCCGTGGCTTCCTGCTTGGCGAAATTGGATCGAGTGATGTCCTTGGAAAGATAATCGGTCAGCGCTTGGCGAGCGCCGTCAGCGTCTTCAGCGCCGACGCCCGTGGCGATCCTGCTGCTGCCGTCTTGGATATACCAGAGGGCTTGCGCGCCCTCCCGCTTGCGGAGTTTGAGGTAGGGGCCTTTTGCAACTCTCGGCATCGCTCTCTCCACGCCTTAATGTCCGCTGGCGTCGTGACAAGCTTCTTGCCGAGTCGTTCGGTGGTCAGTTCCTTGCGCCGCGACGCTTCGAACAGGGTCCGCTCTGACACGATACCGCGCAACAGGATACGCGACGCCTCGGCGAGAGTTAACGGCGTGTCGTCGTCGAAGTCAAGATTGCTAGCTGGCTGTGCGGAAGTCATGACCGGATGCCTAGCAGGATGAGTCCAGAGCGTCAAGTATCCTGGCAAAAGAAAAGGTCAGGATGATTAACATCCTGACCTCTCTCCGTCCCGCTACGCGGGCTCCACATTTGGCGAGGTGGTCGGCCTTTCACCGACTCCGGTTACACCGGCGCTAACTCGCTTCACCTCTAACTGGTTGTCGGACTTGGACTTGAACCAAGGACCTGACGGTTATCGACCGTCTGCTCTACCAACTGAGCTATCCGACAAAACTGGTCTCGACGGGACGTCAACCATCTTCCAGGTATGTAGTCCCGCCGAGTGTCCGAACCGACTGACGAAACAGTGGGCTCGAAGTCGAAAACGCATAATTCCGAGAGGGTCGGATTTTGCTGGATTTGGAGTCCAGTAACCGACAATTTGGTAGGTAGCCACCCGAACCTGTTAGAGGACCTTTCCTTCTACCCCCGGCAGCTACCCCGGTTCGTTCAGGACCTTCTCAATCAGGTTACCAAGCCTGACAGTTCGATTGCACTCCATGGCCTTCACTTCATGCCACTGCGCCTCTCAGAATTATGCGTTCTCTAAATATGAAACTGGAGGGGCGGGGATCGAACCCACGACCGTCACGGCTCCCGCCGCCGCTCTACCACTGAGCTACCCTCCAGCATTCCTAACCCTTGGTTGCGGGAGCGGGACTTGAACCCGCGACCTTAGCCTTATGAAGGCTCTGCTCTACCAACTGCGCTATCCCGCGCCAAGGGTAACCATTTACGCCGTGAGCGCCTCGAAGTCAGTCGCCTGCTCGCCGCCGACCGGCTCGTAATCGTCCTCGGTGGCGTTCTCGTCGATGAACGCTTCGAGCTTGTCGACGATCTCCTGCGGAGCCTCGGTGATCCGTCCCGTGTCGAGATCGGACTCGATGGCGTTCAAGGTCAGCGCGGCGCTGCGAACACCGTAGAAGCGATTGATCTCGTTGAATTCCGCGAGAAAATCCTCGAACAGCTCGTTCAGGTCCGACGCGAGATTGCCTTCGAGTGCCTTGAACGTGGTGATGATCCGATGTCGCTCTTCCATCTGTTCGACGGATGGGAGGCCATGATTGAACTTGGGCCGAGCCATTAACTTTCCTCTTTTCCTTCGGTTGCACTTCAGTGTGGGCGGACCCTACACCTGTTTTTCGATCCGTGTCAAGAAAAATAGCAACACGGGTCAGAATTATTTTCATTGATGGAGGGTGGTGCAAACTCGGACTCGCACCGGCGCTTCCCACCCTCCTGCCAATGAACGAGCTACGCTCGCCAAGCCTTACAGAACCTCCGAGCTGATCATGACCCCTTTGAGGTCGTGACCGGAATACATGATAGCTGTCATAACAGCTTTTGCGGCGGCGTCAAGATTGATAGCGCCGGTCTCCGTGTAAATGTTCACGATCACCACTCCGTCGTCGCGCGTCACCTTGCAGCCGACCGGGCGCATGGCGAGCTTGTAGGTGCCAGGGCTGTCAGTGCTGATCAGGTCGGCTCTGAAGGTGAACTTGATGTCGATGTTCATTGGAGCCTTAAAGGTTGAAGAGTTGTCCGTCAGGTAGGAGCTTGATTTCGACGAAGCGCAGCCACTCCAGGTAGTGCGCTCGGTCCCTGTCGCTGTAGAAGATGCGCCGGTTGAAGATGATGATGCGCTTGAAGTTCCAGCCCAGCATAGGGTCTCCGGGAATCACGTAGCGTGCCTTGATCTGTAGCGCCTCGGCTAAATTCTGGCGATGTCGCCAGTCATGGCAGACGATCAGCGTGTCGATGCCGTCCGCGCCGAGCGGGAATTCCTTGGGGTTCATTCAGGCATCTCCCAGCCCGGGCACGTCGTTCCTTGCGACGGTTTCACCGGCTCGCGTTCGCGGTTCGCGAAACCCGCCATGGACTCCGGTAGCCGCTCCCTCGGGAACGTGCAGGAGCCACAAGAATCCAGATCGTCGAAGTCGACCCATTGAGAGTCGAACCATTTGCATGTGCCGCAGCGCTTCTCGCAGCCGGCTTTGATCACCGCCTCGATGGCGTCGAGCGCCACGTCGAGGTCACGCGGGCCTTCAAGACCGTCCTTCGCGACGATCTCCAGGATGCGCGCCAGCTCGTCTCGGTCGATCCTCATGACTTCCGCTTTCCTTCCTTGGCGATTACTTCCCTGAAGGCATCAGCGATTTGCCACCAATCGATGCCATCAAGGTTCATGATGAAGTCGGAAGCTTCATCCTGTGTGTCGAATCCTGCTTTGAAGTCACGCCATCCACCATTCGGATAGAAATTGGACCCAGCAAACACCAGATAGCGTTTCATCGCCTTACACTCCGTCAAATCTTCAGGGGAAGGTCGCTTCTCGGCTTGCGCTCCACGTTGCCTTCCTTACGACGCCTGCCGCCGGCTCGATCCAGAGCGAGTAGGTGATTTTTACCGGTAGTCGCCCGGCTTCCCTTCATCGGTCACCCACACCGACTAGCCCGTGACTGCCGGGCTCGTCCGAATTCCTGTCCCTTATGGCAGGAAACCTAGCAACGCACAACATGAACATGCGCTGCATTTGCCGCATGGTTACCAGCACCCAGGCTTTCGATGATGCGCCGGGCGACAGCGATGTTGTTCTTGGCCCCACGCATGGTGTCGCCAGCGGTGTGCGGGACGATCAGGTCGCGTTCAATTCCACAGCGTTCTAGCGTGAAATAGACGTGCCCGCCGCCGGTGGGGCCGTAGTCGACGACGCGGGCGTCGTGGTCGGCGGCGAGGGTGTTGAGTGCAGACCGGAACTCGCGCAGCGGTTTGCTCAGCTTGAAGCTCATGTCGCAGCGCCTTTCAGATTGTTGATCCAGTTATCGATATGGCGGAGCACCTTCGGCGCGTTTTCCTGGAGCATTGACAGTCCGGTGCCAAGCCCGTCCTCCGGGACCACTATGAGCGTGCTAAAGCGCGCCTGCCACACGTCATTGAAGTCCTCGTCGATCATCTTACACGCCTCTGGATACTGCTTGTCGTGGAAGAAGTCAGCATAGGACATGCCGGGACGCCACTTGGTGCGGATTCCGCGAGCGTTTGGCTCCCCGCGCATCTCGCCAGCTTGTCCGCCAAGTCCAACACGTTCGTCGTTGTCGCCGAAGAGATAGAGCACATTAGGGTTGCTGCGAAGGTCACTGCGGTAAATGCGTTTCTGTGTGATGACTGGCATTTCTTTTTCTCCACCAATTTATCGCGAAAGCTATCGCGATCAGAGTTGAACCTGGGGTCACCGTCCATAAGGCGACCGCCAGGATGATCTTGCAGGCGAGCGCCATCAGGACCCCTTCTTAGGAGGCACGGTGACGTCGATCAGTTCCTCTTGAGCACGAGTGGCTGCGACATACATCAGGTTGATTTCTTGAGTCATTTGCCATTCCTGCTTGGCCCAGGGAGACGGGCAGGTGCCATAACGGTCGAGCCAATAGATGCGTTTCCACTCGCGCCCTTTGCTCTTGTGGATCGTCGACAGGACGAGCATGTTGTCCACGTCGTCGGCGAACATGCCGTCGAGGTATTCGAGCACGTCGTCGACGCGGTCCTTGCGCTCCAGGCGGCACTGCTCGCAGATGGTCAGGATCGACTCCACCATATCTTCGAGCGTCTGAAGCCACGTCTCGCGGTCCTTGTTGCGCTCGTCCTCTTTCTCCTCTTCCAGGTAACTCGTCAGGCGCTCTTCGAGCGTCGTGATCGTCTTGACCGAGGTCCAGCGGGTGGCGAGCTTCTTCAGCCCGTTGGCGAGGTCGCGGCCCTCGACGCGCGCCGGGATGCGGCGGCGCAGGAGCTTGAAGAACAGCTCGATGAGCGGCTTGGTGTTGCGGCAGAGCACCGCCGCGTCTCGGTTGAGGACGCGGATGGGCAATGCCACCATGTCGACCAGCTCCATGCTCGACACGGAGCCTTCGGGCGCGGTGTCCGCCGCCTGGATATGCGAGACCCATTGATGGGCAAAGTTCACAACCGCCTTCGGGCAGCGATAGGTGATCGTCAGCGGCAGGCCGATCGCATTGAACTCGCGGCGAATGATGTCGAGCGAATCGTTGTCGGCTCCTGTGAAGCCGTTTATCGCTTGGCAGTTACGCGTAACAATTCCATCGGCAACGTAAAGGTGAGTTTCAGCAACATCAAGTGAAACAACGTCTCCATCATAGAATTCACGCGCAACACTGATCGGTAACCAGTCAGAACGGTGTGCGTGACTATCATTGATCTTTCGGTTGTATGGCAGAACCTTGACACCGTCAATTAGGTTACATGCACGAACCACAATAGGGCGCTTTATTGTCTGGTGTTTACCAGTCCCGCGCTCGAACAGAGGATAGCGAATATCTCGTCCAAACGTGGTGAGTGCCGCGTCGGCTTGTCTTGAGTTATCTCCAATATAATTCCATGCGAAAAACAGTATGTCATCCATTTTATCGCGTGAGTTATTAGAAGTCTTGAATGTTAGCTGCGGAATACCGAAGCGAGCTGAAATAGATTGCTCCCACAGAAATGCCTCGTGCTCAGTATTGTAAGCATTTAACAACCAAGCCGCATCTGCGCCTTCTTGGCTCATACGTGCTGGTAGCCCAGAAGCAGCAGATGCACTCATGCGGGTCTTACCAATACGATACTGGTTTCCTTTACGCATTATATAGACGGCAAACTTATCACGCAGGTCTGTGAACGACGCATAGCAAAAATGCGCAGGAGCGTAGCGCGACAGACGTCCATCAGCGGTTCGCACCGCGATAAGATCACCAGAATACGGGCGACGCGTGATGCCATTTACGCGGCGACCGTTGGGAAGGAACGCAGTGTCATAGGTGTGATAAGACACAACCATGTCGCCTTCTTTGATGTCCTCGATGGCGACAGTTTTCGGAGCGTCAGCGGACCAGCGGTTCGTCTTCACCGGAACCGAAACCTGAGTCCCAAGTGGCTGACAAGGGTCGCCGACCGCGATCAGTCGACCGGTCTTCTTGAGCATCGCCCTGGCGAGCGCGCGGCGCGCCGGGTTCGTGTCCTGCGCCTCGTCGATGATCACGACGTCGTATTGGAACATGCGCAGTTTGAGAGCCAGCGGCATGTAGATCATGTCGTCGAAGTCGATGGTGTCGATGTCCTCGACCGACTTGGCGAGCACGGCGCGCGCCGCCGCGATGATCACGTCGACCGGGGCGCTGTGACCATCCTCGGACTCGGCGATGATGTCGTAGGTGCCGATGATGTCGAGCCAAGCTTGTGCGTCGTCGACCTTGGCGAAGCCATCGATGCCTATGGCGCGCTGCTTCGCCATGGAGGCGAGCTTCAGGATCGAGTCCTTGAACGGGAACTCGCGGGTCTTCTCCGGGAACAGCGCGAAGAAGATGTTCCGCAGCTTGCGGTCGCTGACCTTTGCCTGCGGCTGGTGCTTCATGTAGGCTTTGAAGCCGAACGAATGCACGGTGCCGGCGTTGGCCTTGCGGCTGTCGACGCCCTGGCGCTTCAGCTTGGTCTTGATCTCCTCGCCGATGCGCTTGTTGAACGCCATGACGGCGACCGTGCCGACCATCTGCTTGGCGGCTTCGATCAGCACTGTGGTTTTGCCAGCGCCAGCGACCGCTTCGAGGACGCAGGAGCCCTTGCCGGTTTTGGCCCAGCGCAGGAAATCCTGCTGCTGGATCGACCATGTGGGGAGGGAAAGGGCTGTGGCGGCGGTCATGTCGGTCTCCATCAGTTGATGGAACCGTTATGTCAGCTTTCCTGACGACGCGCAAGCGGCTTGCTTGGATTTCCGACAGCGATGGTTAATTTGTCAGGAATCCTCACCGGAATCAAGGGTATAGTCGGATAGGATGTCGCGCGCCAGGAGGTGCAGCCCGCTGTGGACCGCGTGGACGTTATGGTGATCATTTAAGGTTTCCGAGGCGATCATACCGTCCGGCGTCACGCCGACGATCCCAACTGCGACGAACTTGCCCTCTTTCACGTCCTTGAGCCATTGCTCCAGGCATGCGACGAGTTCTGGGTCGATCTCTGGCTTGTCATCGACCGGCTCGTCCTGATCGACGACAGGAAATTTCAATAATTTGAAAGTCTTACGGCGCTCTTCAGCAGTCTCGGAAGCAATCTCGGACATGGTTCTCTCCCGTGAAGGATGGCTGCCGGGGTGGTCAGCTATTCTAACACGGGAGAGCGATTTGGGACTAGATCGGCAGGAAGGTGAAGCGGTGGAGCACGACGCTGTTGTCGTCGTAGCGGATGATCTCGTCCCACATGGGCTCCGGTCGAGCCCAGATCGTGCTCTGTGGCGCGCCGACCGCTTGATAAAGGACTAGGATTCCGGCGTCCTCGGTGTGCTTCGCCCAGCCGATCACCTCATATTCGCCACCCTTGTAGTGTCGCCACTTGGTGCCGACGAGCGGGATGAATGGATCGACGATGGTCGGCTGGAAGTATGCCTGGGGATTTTCCTTTATACTCATAGACTTATCAGTCCTTTCATCATCCGACCGATCTCGGTGGAGCGCTGCGCCTTGCCAAATTCGATGGCGGTGTCGAGCATGTGGCGCATCTTGCAGAACTTGAACTTGTCCTTGGGCAGCTCGAATTCCCATCGCAGGTAATGCGGCGACGACCCAAACTCGATCTGGACGCTCGTCGCCTCGGCGGGCTCGTCGCACCAGGACTTTACGTCGCCACGATTGCGCCAGTAGATGACCCGATAGGGTTTCGGTTGGTGGTCAGACATGCCTCGCCGCCGCCTCCTCTACCATTTCCCGGGTGACCAGCGGATTGCTCAGCGCGACGTTGCCAGAGACGAAGCTTAGCATGGAGCGCCGCACGGTCTCCTCGCGCTCGGCGGGCGTGGCGTGGTTCCACCAGTCCATCACGATGGCGATCAGGGCGTCGAGGTCGACCTCGGCGTTCTCGTCCTTGTGCTCGGTCATGAGTTTACCTTCAGGGCGCGCTCTATGGCAGGTGCGTCCATACGCTTGACGACCCAGACATAACCACCATGAACGAAGCCATAGGCGTCGGTGATCTGTTCCTTGGTGAGGTAGCAGCCGGCAATATAACCTGCCGCCGCGCCAACGAAGGTGCAGGTAGTGGTAACAATGATGAAGTCCCACATCATGCTTTTCCTTCGAGCAGCTTCTGCCATTCGGCAGCCCAGACAGTCCAGGCTGCCATCCAGAGTGAAATCCAGGGCATCAGTGATACCCTTCCTTGATGACCGGGAAGCGTGGTTGCTCCTCTTCGGTAGGCTCGATGATCTCCGCCTCCAGCGCACGGAAGCTATTGAGGAAGCCAAAGCGCTTGATCAGGAACCGCGAGAAGGCTTCCGGCGAACAGATGATCGTCGCGCCGCCTATCGCCGAGATACGCGCTATCGCTCCGCTCCCGAGCTTGAACACGTCCGCGACGAGCGCCAGGACGTCGTCACGGCTCAGCGGCTGCTTGGGGTCGTATTTCCCCGAGAGGCGCACCTGCGCCTCAATGTCGAGGGTGAAGCGAACCTGCATCAAAGCCTCCAGAGGTTGAGAGCAGACGGGGTGCGGCTGGTGTCCGTGAAGCCGAGCACCGGTTCGTCGTTCATGACTGCCTCGGTGAACGCCTCGGCGGAAGTATCGATCCGCGTCGAACGCCGGTTGCCGCCGATGACATAGTCCTTGAACCACTTAACTTCGCCAGTCTCGGCGAGAGTGTGCAACGCCCCAACAGCTTGGTTGGGCCTGATCTTTTCCGGAGCGAAGTCTTCCGACGCAATCAGTTCGAGAGCCTGATCCTCGGTGATGCCGAAGATGCGCGCCACGATCTCGATCAGCGTGGTCGGAGTCTGGTTGATCACTTCGCTCAGACCGGTGTGATCAAGGGGCTTCTGGCGCTTGCCGCCGTCGAAGAAGAACAGCGCGACCGCATAGCCGGCGATGTCGGCGACGAACGGACGTTCACGCCCGCTCATGTCGCGGATGTCCTTATCGGCGTTGACCGCGTTGAAATAGGTGTTGTGGCTGTAGCCAACGAACGGAATCTCGCCGAATTCGATGGCGTCGGCGACCGCAATGATGGAATCCTTGCGCAACTGCTTTTCCTTATTCATCTCTGTGCCCTTACTAGTAACGGTGGGAGCGACGCGCCATAGCGCGCCGCCTCGACTGGATGTTGCGTTATTCGCGGATGCCGGTGATGAAATAGCCGGTCGAGCCATCCCACGGTGCGGTAGGAACGATCTGCTCGTAGGTGAGCGTGACGCGCTCGCCGGACTCCAAAGCCGCCTCGATCTTCGGCACGAGCTTCTCGTCCTTGACGGTGAACTCGAAGGTGTTGGCGGCGTTGTAGGCCGAGACGTTGCCCTTCGCGTCGGTCGAGTAGTTCGTCTTGATGCCGCCGAGATTCATCTCGCCTTCCCAGGTCTTCCAGATCGCGCCTTTGTGCGAGAACTTGATGATCTGTCCGGCTCGATCTCCATCGCTGTAGACGCAGCCGCCGAGGAGGGTCGCCGTGATCAAGGCGGCGGGAAATAACGCGATCTTCTTCATGGTTCTTCCTTCAGGTTTCCTGTTTCAGTTCACGATCTTGAATCGTCCGCTGCCGATCAGCGCTCGGGCGGCGGCTTCTTTGTCGCGCGGGACCTCGACGATCAGCCGAGCGGTGTTCTGTTTCTTCAGCCATCGGCGCGCGACGACGACGAGCGATTCATCTTCGCGGTCTCCCGTGCGGCGGATGGTGCCGGACTTGATGGTAACTACCGAGGAGATAGGGGCTGGATACCCGTCTTCCCAAGGCTTTCCATCGAATAGAAGTTCCTCCTCCTCCATCCAAGCATCGCCTTCCCACGGCTCCTCGGCGGTCATGAAGTAGTTGAAGTTGAGTCCAGAAAGCTTCACTGCCATTTGCGGTTGATCCAATGATCCACCAAGGCCAGCAGGGCCGAGACGGAGAACAGGCTGATCAGAACCGACCATGGCTCATGCCAGAACGGCACCGACACGTCCGGAAAGCACTCCCGGGCGTAGACACAGGCGTCGTTCCAATCTTCCAGGTATTTCTGCATGTCCGTGGTCATGTCAATTTTCATAGCTGCCCGCCCTGGCTTTGTCAACTATCCTGTCGTCGATTGTCAAAAATCTCCAGGCGCAACCTGGAGGCATCGCACTCCCGCTTCACGCCACGCTGACACGACGCGGTTGCGATCATCGAAAGCCAACCACGGATGGAAGCCATCGGCGTTCATCGCCGCGATCATTTCAGTCTTGACCACGCTGTCGTCGCGGCGGTCGCCGGTAGGGCGCATATAGAGCTTGAGGAACGGGATGCCGTGGCTGCGCAGCCAATGGATGGTGTTGGTGCGGTGCGTTTCGTCGCGCCCCGTCGCCAGCACGATGCGATGTCCGGCAGCATAGAGCGCATGAAGAATCGCCACGATGTCCCAATGCGGCTCGTCATAGACCAGCTCGGCGAAGAAAGTGCCCCAATCCTTGGGGCTCTTATTCAGGTGGTGCTGTCGATTCTTGGTGTCGGACAGCGTGCCGTCGAGATCGAACACGACGACTGAGAGGGTGGTTCTCATTGATTCACCTTCGTCGCTACCGAGCGGTCGGCGTTTGGTTTTGCCAGATCGATTCCGACGACGATCACGTTGTCGTCCGCGTCCCGCGCCTCGTTGACCGGGTTCAGCTTGATCGGTTGGCGCTGGTGGAACGGATGCTCAGCCAAGGTTCCGAGGTGGCATATCGGCTCGTCCTTCGCGATGATGCGCCCGGTGACCGTGCCGCCACCGTAGCGCGTCGCCGCGATCCAAGCGTCGGTGAACACCCTCCCGTCGTCACCGACGCCGAGGTTCTTGAGAATCGCCTTCAGCTTGCGGCGCTCCTCGACCAGCTCGGTGTTATTGACGAGCAGCTCGGCGATGCGCTTGTCCTTAGTCTCGGATGATAGCACCAGGGCGGCGTAGCGACGCTCCAGGACGACGAAATCCATTCCTTCGAGGGATGCTTGCTTGACCTTTGAAAACATGATCAGGCCCTTTCGAAACTGCTGTAGCGTGACGTTGGCGCGCCAGCTCCCATCAGAGTCTCCTCCAATGGAGTCATCTCGTGCCAATCTTCGAGGATTTCTTCCACCCGTGAGGAGTCGACCTTGAGCTGGACCTTGTGGGTTGCGTCACGCTCGACGTATTTCGTCGAGGTGCTTCCAGCCTTACAGGTGACGACATATTCCTCCGTCACCCGGATGCGCTTGACGAAGCTCTTCGACATCAATGACCCTCCCGGGTCTTGTCGTTGGTGTCGACCCAATCGTGCGAGAACTGGTCGAGCTGGCTCGGCGTGTAAGGGATGCATCCACGCGGAGAGACCTCTTCAAGGTAAGACATCTCGCGCTTGGCGAACGACGCCCGCAGCTTGACGTAGACACCAGCCTCCCATTCCTCCCGTCGCATGACGCTTCCCTGTTTCATCAGGCGTAGCGCGTCGCTGTAGTCGACGGGATGGGTAAAGTATTCCTCCACCGGCGTATTGACTGTCTCGGCGCGAGACTGTTCCTTCAGCCGGGTTCGTTGGAGGTGAACGACGTTGTCTTGAGCCATTTACGTTTTGTCCTGTTGGTCTGATCCAGAGCCTTGCTCTGGTGGGATGCCCTTGATCAGCCACTCGTTCGTGGCTTTGGTTCGCATGAATTCTTGGTGGTCCTTGGTCCACTCCTCGACAGCGCAGTCGAATTTACGCCGAGCGCCGGTGAGTTGATCAAAGAACGTGTTTACGAGGAACACGAGAGCATCTTGCTGCCTGCGAAGTAGTTCTATCTCCGCATTCTTGTTCTCGATGGTGAAGTCGCTGCCTCTCAGACGCTTCACCAGAGTATCTTTATCCAAAGACTCATAGTCGTCCGACATTAGGCTGCCTTCTCCTCTCGGCGCGAACGTCCCGCGTCGCGCATCTGGTAATCAATCAGCGGCGCATTCGCCGGTAGGTAAAGCGGATGTCGAGGGTGACCTTCCTTGGTCACTCCCAGGCATTTTAGGGTCGCGCCGGACTCGATCATCAACCGCGCGACGTGATCTGCCTGCGGCCCACCGCCGACCGCTCCCCAGGCGCAGATGACCGGAACCTCGCGCCGCTTGGCGTTGGTCGCCATGACCCGCAGGTAAAGCTCGTTGTCGGGTCCGATTGGATCAGTGCCGAAGATAGCAGCGCGCCGCACGTCGACTGGGTCGGTCGCGCGGAACGCGAAAAGGTTGGCGACGAATATGCCGCCGTAGCCCTCGCGCTTGGCAAAATTCATGCACCGGCGGATGGTCGGATCATCGATCTTGTCGTCCGCCATCGACGGATTCAGCATGACGAACGGCAGCATGCCGCGTGAGTATTCCCACACGCGCGTCAGCATGTAGCGATACGCGCCGCATGGCGAGATGATTGCGTCCTTGTGGACCTCACGAAGCTCGGTCATGCTGACGTCACTTTTATTGGGCGACGCATCGACGTCACTTCAGGGTATTGGGTGACGCGGGAATGATCCGCGACCGATTTGGCTAGTGCGGCGGCGAACTCCTCCGCCGAGTCGTAACCGAGCGCCTTGAAGACGGCGGTGCTGACCACGACCTGCTCCTGATAGGGCAGGTAGACGCGCACGATCTCGTGGGTCTTGTAGTCGATCACGTCGATCTTGATGACGTGTTCTGGTGCGATGTAGATGTCGTCGGTGATTTTGATCATCTGTCACTCCAACGCAAGTAATACGACGGTAATCAGCAAGAAGAACGTTGCGGCTATTGACGCAACTACTTCGCCAACTTGCGAGCTGGTGGTCGCAGAGGCCAGGAGGAATCCGACCGTCAGGACTGCGGAGGCGAGCGCTTTCATCGACCGCTCCCGATCCGCTCGCCCTCGATCCGGCGGCGTGCGATGCGCAGTCCGATATGGGCGGTCTCTTCCATGCGCTTGGCTGGAACTTCCTCTCCCCACGCCATGGTGATGACACCGAACGTGCGACCGAGCTCCAGCTCGCCCAGCAAGTCGACCGGAATGTTAGCCAATCGCGTCAGGCGGTTCATCGGCGACGGCAGAGTCCGGAACGCCAACCACAAGAGCACGGCTCCAATGAACGCACGGACGCGGTAAATGAACGGAACGGACTTCATGTCTCGTCCTCCTCGTATCGAGCCTTCGCGTGCTCGCTGCTGCCAAAGAAGTCGGCACGCTTGACGCCGCCGCGATAGCGCCAGCGGTGGGTGCGCATGGTGAGGTGGCTGAGCGGCTCGGTGGTTGAGTTCAGAATGTGGCGGAGCCGACGAACCTCAGACCGGCGGTGTTCCTTCTTGGTTGCCATGTCAGTGAGCCCACATGGCGATGATCGTCGGAGCGATCTCATGGAAGCCGACCGTGCCGGCGATGCAGATCAGAACGGCGATGATGGCGAATTCAAGAGGGGTCGCCGAGCCGTCATTCCCCTGGTCGATGTCCTTCATGTTCTTCTCCGTGCCAGTATTCTTCTCTGTGTCGGGTGATGGCGCATCGGGAACTTGTCAAAGATTGCCGTGGGTCATCTCGATCTTTTTGTCAGAAATCCTAGCGCACGTCAACAGGTAAAATAGCATTTACGGCAATGAAAATAGCCGACACAATCCCGGGCGCTGACAAAAAGAGAGCCGGCGGCGATTGCTCGCGGCACCGGCTCAGTTAACCCAACCACAGAATCCTCAGAACGAGGGAACCAGAATTCTATAACGGCTTCAGGTTTATGTCAAGAAAAATGACAACGCCTCGCGCTTCCCTGCGGCTTAGATCGCCTTTATGTTTTTGATGGCCTTCGCCAACACGGCACCGAACGCCGGGCGCTCGACGCGCAGCAGCTCATACAAGATTTCGAGCCTGACCATCGCGGCTTGGCGTGGCGGTAGACTGTCCACCTCCTGGTCGACCAGGAGGTTGAGCTTGTCACTGGCCTCGGCGTAAATCTTATGCGCAACCTCCGCGAGTGGCTCCGCTGGATGCCTCACCGGCGGTTCGATTGGTCGCGGTGTGGGAGCAGCCGGCGCTGACTGTGGCGGCGCTGGTTGCCCAGGTGTTGCGATCCCCTGGGTGAATCGCTCCATCACCTCGTCGATGGTCGAGATCGGCCCTATTTCCTTCTCTGGCATAGCGGCTCCCATCCTAGTTCTCATGCGCATCTTCTCAATGACATCAAGTAATTTATTGGCAGCCGAAACCATCTTTACCGGTGACATTGGGTCTTTGCGTATCTCGGTAGCGTAATTAGCAAGCCAATCAGCCTCTTCTCTACTTAGCTCTACTTCAGGACCCCATTCCTTTCGGTGCTCTTGAGCGTGCGCCTCGGTTATTTTTCTTGATAAATCATCGCGTTTTCGAGCCAATGACTGCGTAATAGCTAGTGGAATTCTGACAGTTGGTGCCATGGTTTTTGGTCTCCTCCACGCCGAGAGAGTGCCACGGCGAGGAGGTTTAGTCCAGACGTTGTCGTTGAGGTTTAGGTTGGGGTTGAGCGCAGATCGGGCCAGCGGAGGCGGGAGGCTTCCGCGATGGTAATGCCTTCCTTGCCGCTCAACTCGGGGTCGAGTTCGGGACACAAGGTCTGACAATCTTCGCGTAGCTTGTCCCAGGCAAGAAAGTCGTTGTGGTCATGCTCCTCGGAATCCCTCAAGGTGCCTTTACCGCGCTCATGGAAGCCATAGCAGACGAACCCGTTAAACGACCTCATGCACCAGAATGGATTCAGCGAGCGCAGGACGTCGAGCGCCTTGGCGTGCAGCACCTTGATCTCGGAGGTGTTCACCTGGATCAGCGGACCATTCTTCGACATCCCACTCTCGCGGTCTGACTCCATGATCCGGTCCCACACGTTCGCTGGCATGTCGGGGTGAGGCATGATGTATTCGCCCCCATTCATCCCCGAGCTGGTCCACATGAACGCCATCTCGGCGACGCGCCGACTAACGCGCATCGGCACATAATTGCTGTCCGGCTGGAACAGGCTCAAGTCCCGCTCACACTCCCGGCGGATATCCGAGCACCACAACGTCACGCGTGACCGAGTGGCGATGATGCCCTCGCCGGGCTCCGCCATCCAGTGCATCAGCACATTGTCGCGGAACGCAATCATCGCGCGGTTGGTCGTCGACAGCTTGGTGTCATATTCCGCCGCGATGTGTGGTGCGCTACGATTGATCTTTGCCTCTAGCCGCCAATAGGTGATGACCTTCTCGCAGGCGGTGTAGACCTCCTGGGCCTCCGCCTTGCTGACGATCTGGAACTTCGGACCCCACCCAAAATCGTTCGGGTCGGTTTCCTCTTTTCCTGCCGCCACCCGAGCGTCGCGTTGCCGCTCCAGGCGCTTCTGTCGTGACTCCCCTCCATTCTTACTGTGGCGACCACCGGCGGCGCTGGCGGTGCCCTCGGTCGAGCCGTTGCGCCACTGTCCTGACAGCCCGCCGATCTCACGCTTCTTGACCGCCAGCTTTCTGCGCTCAACCGCCCGCGCCAGTTCCTTCCGGAGCTGCTCCGACTCGAAACCGAACGCCTCCGGTCGGTCAGCCATCTCCTTATATATGGTAATGGGTATGCGCATCGTCGTCCGAGCGATCTTGTCCTTCTGTTCCTGCGCGACCATCCTCTCAAACGCTGTCGCCTCGCGTGACGTCATGGTCGCCCTGGTGGGCTCCCGCCAGATTGATGCCGACATTTGACCTGTGACCTCCGTTAACCAAACGATTGGATTTGTCAGCTCCGATAACACGTCTGGACCAAACTGTCAAGGAAACTAGAATTCTAACTTCCTGCGGTGCGAATTTAAGACACCTAGCTGTGCGGGGGGGAGGCCACGCCCGAAAGGGCGCGTCTTGTGTCCTTTTATCCTTTAAGCCTTTAAGTCTCTCTGGTTGTAGTAAAGAGTGGAAATACACTTCATTTAATATCTTTTCAGGAAAACATAAAACTAATTATTGATATAAGGAAAAGATAAAAACTAACTTCTCAAAAAGATATTAAATGAGGTGGATTTGCACTTATTAAGCTGTAGAGAAGGCTGAAGACTGAATGGTAGGGAATTTAGATGGGGTGTTTTTTCACTTTAAGGGATACAAGGAGTGACACCCAGCCTTAAAGCACGCAGCAGAAATCCGCTCGGTTGAGCGCAGACCACCAAAGACAGGTTGAGCGCAGAGGTCGACCCCTAAAGCACGCAGCAGAAATCCGCTCGGTTGAGCGCAGACCACCGAAGACAGGTTGAGCGCAGAGGTCGACCCCCGCGCCCAGATGGTCGCCCTGGCGGACTCCCGCCAGATAGTCGAGCCCTGGTTGAGTTCAGACTTCCAATCGCCGGGGTCCAGGCTTCTAATCTACCGGCGAGGCGGTTGAGTTCAGAAGGTCTCGACCACTGCACCGTCCTGTATGATGTATGTCGACTCGCACCCATCCGGATAGTTGGCCCAGCGCGGAATGCACTTCTCCAGCGTCGGGTGCGCCTTACGCGATCCGTCACGACCGGCGACGTTGGCGATGAAGCGCCATCCGGACACCTCATTGAGTTGGGTTGCTGTCCCAAGGATGTAGACGGAGCCGCCAGGGAGCCGGCGGATGAATCTGACGGAATTGAGAACCATGTTGACCTCCTGCGTTAAAACGGAATGCCTCCGAGATAGTCGACTTCAACCACCTCGCCCGGCTCGTCGTCATAATCGTCGGCGAGATCGGCATGCTCCGCCGCCTGCTCCGCCAGATAGTCGTCATAATCGTCGGCGAGATCGGCATGCTCCGCCGCCTGCTCCGCCAGATAGTCGTCATAATCGTCGGCGAGATCGGCATGCTCCGCCGCCTGCTCCGCCAGATAGTCGTAACGAGCGTTGAATTCGATCTCCAGTTCCTCCTGGGCCGGATCGCCGTGATAAGACAAACGATCCTCCAAATCCGCCCAATAATCTCGACCAGCCATCGCGTCCTCCATCTGTTGACGGGGCGAGATTAGCAAAACCTGACCCGGGCGCAACTAAATCTGAGCCGCATGGTTAATTTTCTTGACAGAGGTCGTCAGGATTTGCAACAATTCGCGCCATGGCAGAACTCCTCGAACCCCGCCCGAACCATGCAACCGTCGCCGCGACCCTGGCCATGCCGCCGGTGTTGAAGTGGCTCGCCTCGCACGACAAGGAACCAGTTGGTAAGGAGCATTTCCTGAAGGCGTTGAAGTTCGTCTATGAGCGCGAGCAGAGCACTTATACCATCGCTAAATACGCCGAGGAGAACTGGAGCTGGCCCAGCGACACCAAGCTCGTGATGATCCTCGAAGAGGCGCGCATCGAGGCGTTCAGGCTGCACGACGTTGTGGTCCACGATTGGGTCACGCGCACCGGCATTCGGTTCCCGCGTCAGGTTCGTGAAGCCGTGCTGTTCCGCGACGTCGATGGCGAGCTGTGTCACGGCATCGTCCAAAACGTGTTTCCGACGACCGCCGAGGCCATTGTCGCGGTCATCACCGACATCGACGACCGCTCACGCCAAACACCAATGATCAAACTGCGTGCCGAGGAGATAATAGAGCGTGCTCCCATTTGAGATCGTCCCGAATGCGTGCGTGATCGGGATCGATCCCGGCATCAACGGCGCGATTGCCTTCATGGACACCCAGCGGTGGACCTTGGGCGTGATCGATATGCCCACCATCGACATCGTGGTCAGCGGCAAGGATCGTCGTGAGCCAGCACCGTCCGCTCTCTCTGGACTCATCCGCGAGATCAAGCCCATCCTGCTGGTCAACGAGAAGCTCCAGAACATGGGCGAGGGATCGCCGGCTTCAGAGCATTCCAAGATTCTCATGGGACGTTGGCGCGGTCAGATCGAGGGCATCGTCGCCGCGTTGGAAATCCCGTTCGAGCATCCTTATCCCTCTTCCTGGAAGGCAACCATGGGGCTGACCTCTAACAAGGAGCATTCCCGCACGCGCGCCTCCGCCATCTTTCCTAACTGTGTCGACTTCTGGCGTTGGAAAAAGGATCACGACCGCGCCGAGGCGGCGATGCTCGCCTTCTATGGCTGCCTGTCGCTTGGCCTGACGCCAACCAAGCCGGTGCGCCCGATGAAGTCAGCCGTGGCGGGAGGCGAATAATGCCACAGCTCAGCAATCCACGCCACGAGACATTTTGCGCCAACCGAGCAAACGGCCTTGGCGTCTTCGACGCATATATTTCCGCTGGTTTTGAGGGCAATCCGACCGCCGCGACGCAGATTGAGAAACGCCCCGAGGTCA